ATGAGAGTATACGATTTAATTGATGAAGAACAATTTGAAAAGATGAAAGATGATTATGATTTAAAAGAGCTGCAGATGAACCTAGGTGACGAGTTCAAGTATATGATTTTTCTGATCAGCAAAGAAGTCCAGGAGAGAAGCCCTTTAACTTTCTTAAAAGAAATGAATGACATTGAACTTTTTGATGAATTGAATGAAGATGACAAATTCTATTTTTGTGTGGTGAATAACTTTGAAATCCAACAATTTAAACGTTAACCACCCTACCGTTCCAGATCATTTAATAGAAGAAACTAATTACAAAAATGTTCCTTCACAATATCTTGAAAGAAACATACCTAAAGGTCGTGGCATGATTAAATGGGCGCCCTTCGCAACTATGCCACAACAATATGACGATATAAAACGTCAAATACAATCACAAGACTATTTTTATATGCCTGCATTAAGCGATGAACAAATTATTGAAATCAACGTTAAGTTACATCACTATTCATGTATGCCTTCATCGTGTACTATAATCTATCACAATGACCATCAATTACATGAAATTGATTGCGTAATTGAAAAAATAGATGAATTCAATCAAGAAGTGCAAGTCAGAACATGTTATGATCATGAAAAACTTTTGCTTAATTTTAAATTTATAGTAGAAATATTGTGAATTCGGGTATTTAACCGAAACTAGATAAATTCGGGTAAATACCCGAAAAAAGAGCTACCTTATCTAGGTAAGCTCTTTTTTGCATAGGAATATAGCTGTTCAGCAACCTTTAAACTTAAATTTTCTATCTTTTTGTGTCGTTTATCATCAGTTTTTCTTCTTAAATCATCTAGAGTACTTCTAGAAACTCCTGTCATTTTGAACACTTCATAAGATGTAACTTCACTGTCTATTAATCTTTGTATTTCGTTATGAATATTTTTAAAAGTTCTGTTCATCATTCCCAACCTTTCGAAAATTCTTTGTCTTTAAATAGTGCTGCAAGACCACTAATCTGTTTCAATCTAAGTAATTCATCTGCATCCATTCCGATGTTTTTTAATATCCACTGATCAGACATTCCCGCTTCTACTAATTCACCTACAATATTCGTCATCAGCTCTATACTATGACTACCTCTTGCTCTGTTGTGTCTGATTGTAGAAGCCATTCTGTCTGAAATAGGCTTATCAATTACTGAGACAGGCAACATACCATTCTCACGTTCATAAATATCTTTATGATTCAACATAGTTGTATATCTATGGAAACCATCTACTATTTCATACTTATCTTCTTCAGGAAGATAATAACATACGATTGGCATTGTATATCCATCTTGTTTTATTGATTGATATAATAGCTTCATTTCCGGTGGCGCTACACTGTTTGGATTGTAGCTGTTAGCTTGAATTTTTTCAATAGGTACTGCAATAACGTTGTATACAGGTGATTTCATTATTACCTCTCCTTACAATATAGCCTTGTATTTTTTCATTGCTTCACGTCTTTTAGCCATATCTTTATCGCTTCTGGATACGCCCATATATTGACATGTGAAGTCATTCTTTAAAATAGTAATGCATACACCTTTCCATGAAGGGACTTTTCTAAACATTGGTTCTGATGTTTCATCTGGCATACCTGATTTTATTTTAACTATTTCGTAAAAACCTGGTTTAGTACACCTCGGATCGTCAACGCCAGTTTTTTCTAAAATAACCCCTTCATCTTCCATTGTTTTTATAACGCGTGGATTTCTACCGTAACCATCATTTTCCCACGTATTCATAATGCGAGTGATGTTGTATTCAATACGTTCTTTAAAATCTTTTGGCAATGTTTTAATTAAAAATTTGGCGTACTGTTCCCACGTGAAATGTTCAGGTTTTTTAATGTTTCTCCATCCCATTGCGGTAGTACCACCATATATTCCTGTAAAGTTGACACCATTAACCCGATTAACCATTTTAGACCATGTCTGTGGTTCAATAATTTTAAATAGCTTTAAAGTATCTTGTCCTGACATATGAAAAGGACTTGCTGTTCTCATTGAATCTAAAGGTACTCCAGCTTGATAAAACAAGTCATACATTTTATTGTAATCCCATTCAAATTTTGCATTAGCAATCCAAATATCTTCTGTACGCCAATCGTAAATAGGGTAGAAATTATAAGTATCCTCATTTACTTTTTTTGAATATCTAATATCTTTATACATATGAGTTCTATGTTGTGAAGTGATTACAGCTAAACGTGATAAACTTTCATCACCACGTAAACCTACTATTACTGCTGTTTTACCAAATTCTGATGCAAACCATTTACTGAATTGTCGTCTTGCAACACCACCATATGTACCTTTTTCAAATTCATATGGTACGTTATGTTCATGTATAACCCAATCTTCATCAGGCATATTATTAACCCAAATTTCTTTCTTATTCTCATCCCATGGTGTCCAAAACTCTTGAAACATAGATACACTACATTGTGCATTAATTGGCAAACACAACCAAAAACGTCTTGCTACATCTTTTTTATTTTCAAATTCACGTAAACAGTAATCACGAGTGAAGTTGTAACCAGCTTCATAGTCTTGATGATAGAAGTTTAATTTATGTAATTGATTTGTATTCTTAGCATAATCATAAAATAAATTTAAACATACACCACTGTCTTTACCACCAGAAAAAGCGATGAGTACATTTTCAAATTCATCAAATATTAATTTGATTCTTTCTTGTGACATTTCAAATACATTTTTTTCTACATAATTTTTTACTGACATCATACTACCTCCTTAATTTTCTCTAGATTTTTTATTATCAGATCATGTAATTGTTCTTTGTTTGTTAGATTGTCAAATATCATATTGTAGATACCTAAATCAGATGTAAAAAATTTATAACATATCTCACGTTCTTGTCCTAATCTTTTAATGCGATACGTTGCCTGGTCTACTTTTGCATAATCAAACTGTATACTAGCAAACGTTATTTTATTGCAGAATTGAAGATTATGACCAAATGAACCAACACCATAAGTCATTATCAGTGGCTTGTTATCACATTTGAATTTTTCAAGTATTGCTGCACGTTCATTTACTGGTACGTCACCAGTAATAACATAACAATCACAGTTATTACTTATGTACTTAACTTCTTTTAAATACGTGCAATAGACTATTTGTTGACCTTTCAAAGTTTTAGCGATACTAATACATCGCTTTTTATCAGTAAACATCAAGTGCTGCATCCTCACTAATCGTTCAAGTATGTCATCGTAACCATTCAGCACCGCTTCTAAAAATTGTTCTTTCTGAATCTGATACTCCTCATATACTTCGTTACTTGAGCTTACCTCTTCATATTCAATCACTTCTTCAATATCAAGTTCTAAATCTACTTCATAAACGTAAGGTTCAATTAACTTTTTCAGATACTCTATATTCACTTCTGATAACTTATAAAATTCACGTGGAGATTTTCCACGCTTTTTATACTTAATCTTTTTAAAGAACGTCTGTAAAAATTGTGGTTCGCTCATATCTATTATTTTATCTGACAGAAATTTCATCTGATAATAGATATCCCATTCGTTTTTCGTAATAGGAGTACCATTTAATATCAGTCTATATTCAGACATATCTCTTAACCTAATGATACGATCATAACGTTTTGATTCAGCGTTCTTGATGAATACTGTTTCATCTGCTATTATCATCAACTTATGACCTTTAATATCATCTAATAGCTTTAAGTAACGATTATCAGACTGACTTATCCCTTCATAAGTCTCGATAATGTATGTCATTTCAAATGACCAGGTATTGATTTGTTCAATAATGTTATGTTTTAATTGATTCGGGACAAGGAATAAAACTAACGAACTATCTGTGGATTTGGCGATTTCCAGCGCTGTTCTTGTTTTTCCTGTCCCTTGTTTCATAAATAAAGCGCCCACTTTTAAGTGAGCGAACTTTTCTATAGCAATCTGCTGCTGCTTCGTTAACGTTTTAATGATTCATCTACCTCCACATTATCAGTTATCTTTTCAGGCTCTACTACTTCAAGATAGCTTTCGTTATCATACTCATCGTCAATTTGTTTTTCAAAAATTTCAAGCATTGTTTCTGCACTTGCAATCTTTTTGTAATCAGAACCCTTTTTCTGACTAATTATTTTAAATTCCCATTCTTCAGTAAATGAAAATTCAAACCAATGACCTTTCCCTTCTTTGCACTCTCTGACTAACTTAGATGGATGCCATATAGCCTTACCTTTATATGAAGAAGAATTAGGCAACTTGATTAAAGTCGCCTTATCTGTTTCGTAAGCGATTTGTGACTTATTAATTTTTATATTGTTCCACATCGATATATTCACTTCTTTCTATCATCTTATCTTTATTAATTGCTAAATAATTTGTAAAGCCATCTTCTAATTTAGTCATTTTATAACCTAAATTATTAATTTTATAATTATCTTCCAATTTTTTATAGAATGGTTTATGATGCTCAACATTATTTAGGCTATCAATTTTATCTTCAAATATAACTTCTTTCGGAACGTTAATGTACAAAGTGCCTTTTTCAACACCGAAACCTACTTCAATAATGTATACGTTATATCTACCATGATACTCACTCATGTTCCCGATTAAAACTTCAGGCTCTATTACCTTACCGTTTTCCAACCATTCAAAAACAGTTGGTTCTCTGAAATAATCAGTTTCTCCATCATACTCATTTTCTATCATTTTAGCTTGTCCTACATAACCAGTAGTATTTTTCCAATTAGTAATTGATGCATAATTACCACCATATTCATTCCAATCTTCTTCTATTTTTTCGATTGGTAATACTTCATATACACTTTCTTTTGCAGCTTTTAGATCTGCATCATCCTCTATTACTAGATAATGTTGTCCATTTGTTGCAAAATATCCATTAGTTTTAACTTCTTTACCGTTGATTTTTAATGTTGTCATTTTAATGACCTCCTGTAACTTGTTTTACTTCTTGTATATAATATAGCACGTATTCACGTGCTAGTCAACAAAAATATAAAAGGATTCAAAATTAATATAGAACCCTTTACATCAACGTTTCTAAAGTATTTTGTTATAATGTTCCATCTCAAAAAGAATACATTTTACAGTCATCTTTTCGTATGTTCTACCTTCGATTTCTTCATCTTCAGGAAATAGATAATCGATAATAGGACTGTATGCAGCGATACCTTCTACTAAAGTAGTAGTTGCGATTTGAGTTTCTCCTCGTTCAATTCTAATCATATCTTCATAATCAATGAGACCTTCTTCGATATCCGCTTTCAATTCATTGATCATTTCTTCGTAATCGTAACTTGCCTTTACCATAACATCACCTCAACTTCATTATATAAAAAAATTGAAATAAAAAAAGCCCCACACTCTAATTTGAGTGCAGGGCATGAAATGTTATCTATTTAATTGTATGCTTATGAACCCAACCGTTATTGCTAGGTGAGTATGTTCTGCACCAAATGTTGCCCTCTGCATCTTGAATTTCTTCGAAGATATAGACAGTCTCTCCTTTTTTAAGCGTTCCAATTTCTTTGTCGAACCTAAAGTTACTGAAATCACTACCTGAGCGTTGTCTTAATGATGCATTATATTGAATCGTTCCTTTATAGTGAGGTTTCTCAGACCACGCTTTAATGCGTTTACACCCTTTAGCTTTAGCAGGTGCTTTGCCACCATTCGCATAAAACTGAATACGCTCAACGAAATACTTCTTAACACTCGCTACTGAACGACCATGTAAGTCCCATGATCTATGCGGACATGCTGTAGGCGACAATTCTTTGTGCAGCCAAACTGTTTTCTCATTGATAGGCATATTGTACGACTTCATCACTTCTGCAACTAGCTTGAACGTTTCTTCTTCGTTGCGTAGAAACTGCGCATCACTTGCACTCATAGACTGACATACTTCAAACCCGATTAAATTAGCATTCCCCCATTGATTGCCTGTATGCCATGCGATACGGTCTGTATACTGTGCAAGTAAGATACTACCTTCTGATACATAATAGTGTGCGAATCCATTTTCTAAAGGATGGTTCGCTAAAAATGATTTATAGCCAACTCCTGTAAGTGTCCCGGCATCATTATGAATCACTACGCCCACAGGTCTCATCGCACCCGGGTTTACATTTACTATACTTTGAACTATGTTTGTCATATTATTTTTCCTCCATATTTTCGTTGTTTTTTTCTACATCTAATACATTCTTAAATTCTTGTGCCTGTTGCGCATTGCGAGTAATATTGTTATTTCTCCAATAACCCCATGCAATAGATCCAATTAAGAATAAGTCACTTAATGTTTGGTAGATAAATGTTTCATCACTTTTAATTAATGGCTTTCCGTAATGTGCTAGTAGTGAATTAATTAGTGTAATTGCTATTACAATGAGACGTGTGATTGCTTGTTTTAATTCGTTATTCATTTATAAATTCCTCCAATTAAAATAGACGTACCATTTTGGCACGTCCTTTATTTAAAAAATATTTGAGCAAAAGCAAAGGCACTTCCGCCGATTGTAGCGAAAGCACCTATGATTGCGACTATGATCTTGTCGTTCGCATTCTTACGTTTACTGATAAATTCTTCATGTGAATCTACTTTACCTTTTAACTTATCAACTTCACCTTTAAATCCACTCATCGTATCATTTAACGTTACCATCTGACCCTCAATGTTAGTAAGTGATTTAACAAGTGGTTTCTGTGATTCGCTAAATAACGTTATTGCTTTGTCGAGTAAGTGATAGTTATTTGTATGTTTATCATCAACTTCATCAATATACTGATATATCTTACGTTTATCACGCTCATGCAGTATCTGTAAATCCTTTACAGACTCGACTCTATCGTTTTCCAAAATAGCTAACACCACCTATAAATCCAATTACACCTAGACCTGCAGAAAGTATCAAGAAGCCCATAGGTGTTAACCAGTTAATCGAATTGTTTATTCCTGCAACCGCTAAAAAGAAATAAAAGATTGATAGTCCGATACCACCTATCATTACTAGAAGATCGTAAATCTTTCTTGTCAGTCGGTGCGGGATATAGAAACAACTCGCTATCAGACATATGCTGAAGAACATAATGACAGCTCCCCACGTCCACAAAGGAAAAACTTGGTGGAGCGCTTTGTATAACGGACTGTCATTCACTGCAGAATCAGATTCTAATATCCAAAACGATGCTCTAGCTAATGAATATAGTCCAAAAGTAAACGTAGATGCACATGTCAATTTCTCAGGTGTCGATAGTGGTCGTGAAATCTTTGAATCATCAGGTGTAGCATCTTCAATTCTGTTCATTTAATCAACTCCTTTTTAAATTTATTTACAATAAAACCCCTAGTCACTTAATGTGAGTAGAGGTTATTTTAAATTGGGTTCCCACTGTATTTATACCACGCCGTCCATCCTACCGAAGTCGCATTTCTCATATAGTAGTAATTTGACTTTGTAGATGTATAGAATACTTGTTGACTCTTATCATACTCACGATATACGTTTCTCGTAATTACTGTACCTGATAGTTCCGGCCACCCTTTATCCTCTGTAGACCATACCATCTGTTCTGTTATTGCATTTGGAGGATACTTATCGAAAGTATCAGTTGCTAGAAATTTGTTCATACCAGCCATATAACGTTTAATCTCGTATAAGTCTGTGAAAGTATCCAATTTATTATTCGATACACCCAACGTCAGCAACGTTTTACCCTTAGTCAATCCGATTTTATAAGGAGTTGTGTAGTAAACATAATACTCGTCTTCAACTTTTACTAAAGCAGGTCTGTATAAGTCCATGCTATCCCATTTATTCGCTAAAGGAACAGATGGTTTAATGATTAATGTAGGTGTTGTGAAGTTAACGTTATCCTGCGAATACATATAGAAGGTTGCCCAACGCTTTGTAGTCGACTTACACATCATAATCATCTGAATCGAACCATCATCATCTACAATTACATCGCCATGCCAGAAAGTATAAGCAGGATCAGGCATCGTTATGTTAAGTTTTCTTGGTGGCGACCACGTTTTTCCGTCTGTACTTTCTGTGTATTTAATTACAGGGATTTCAGGTTTTTTAGTTAATACATACCACATCTTATATTTCCCATCGATATATCTTATTGTCTGCGACAATATTTCTTCTTCGACTGTTGCACCTGTAAACATCAGTTCTTTAGGTGTCCAATTCTTTCCGTCAGTCGATGTCATTCTATAGAACTCACGAGGATGCCATGTTGTTTCTGTAGCAAGTCTTGATACCCTGTACCACATCTCCATCGTATTACCTTTCATAAGTAAACAAGGATCACTATTATAATTATCTCCTTCTGCTAAAGGTGCGATTGGATTTACTGGATTCGTTGGTGGTTCATCCCAAGTGACATTATCGTTACTTGCTACGATTGACGGATTCTCAAATTTATTATTAGCATTTGGATAAGGTGTCATAGCCATCCAAAACTTATAACCATTCCAGCCATTTTTAAAATAAAGCACAGATGGATGCGTAGCAGAGTTGCTACCATCATATGTTGGGATATTTAAAGCTTGGTCAACGTTAGGAATTAATTTTCTTGCACTTTCTTCTGCGTGAGCCATATCAGTTACATTGAAGCCTGTAATTAAGCCTGTAGAACTTCCTCCACCACTTACATTTCCGCTAGGTAAATCTAGGTAATCTCTACTGATTTTTTTAGCGTAGTTGTCGTGAGACGTTCTTATACTTCCAATTTCAAACTGTACTGTTGCAGCATTAGTTTTATAATAAGATACTTTTGCCTGCGTTGCGTTGCTAGGCTTTGTGATTCCGACTTGAGGAGAAACGACCTGCGATATACAATGTCCTTTCGCATCATACCAAGCCACGATGTAAACATTAGTAGCAGTAAATGTCGATGCCATCGACACATCAAAAAACTGACTCGTCTGAAATCTGCTGTCCGTAGTAGTTAAACCTTCCGCGTTTAAAAGTGCGTTATCAACCACGTTTTTTACGTCAATCAAGTTTTTACTAACCACATAAGCAAAATCTAACTTCTCAACACTTAATTTTGGAATATCCGATTGCGTTAAAGGTGTCTTTTCAACGTACTCGCTTTTTATTAAAGCAGTGTAAGGTTCATAAGGCGTTACTACTTTTCCTTTTTCAACCTGTGCTGTTGTTAGACCTGCATTATAGACTGTTCCTCTGATCGTTCTGGCATTTGATGGCATCTGTTCAATAATATTAGAGTTAGACGTTGCTTGTATAACACTTTTAATAAATGCGCCCGTTCCATCATAAATAGAAATATTAGTTATATATTTATTAATCGCATACCACTCGTTAGGTTCTACTAATATATGGTCTGTCACATAAGCATATGAAACGTCTGATTTTAGCGTACCGTCAACAGTGTTTAATACTACGCCTTTTGTGATGGTATTAGGATTAAATAAGTTTTTCTTCGGAACAGTAAAATATAACTTATTTGATGTTACACTTTTTTCAGGAATAACAGCACTAACTGCGGCGTTTCCTGAAATTGCTTTTATCAAATTATCTGAAAGGTGTTCTGTGTCTATTTTTTTAAAATTCCAGTTAATATCTGATAAAAGAATTTCCCCTTTTTTCGTATAGTCTTTGAAGACATTATAGATGCTATTAAACCTTTCCATCACTTTATTAGTCACGACTTGTAATGCTAGCTCTGTAGGTACTGATTTGATTATATTCAATAGTTTACTATCGTGTGATTCAGAGACAAAAATTTGAAAGTCATCATCTGCAGGAAACTTCGCTCCCGATTGAGTAGTAATCTCTAGCTTATGCGTATAAGGAAACAGATCGTTTATAATTATAAAACTTAATACACCATTTATAATCTTTTCGTTACTAATTTGTCTTACCTCTTTTGAAACAGCGTCATATATAGAAACTGTACAGTCTTCATTTAAACTTGAAAGCAACATTCCTTTTGAATCGCATAGAAGGACCTCTATCGGACTAGTATTATCTGATTGCTTGATAGTAACGTAATTGTGAAAACTATCCTTGGTCTTTATAGAATTAATATCCATCTTACTCCTCCGCTTCTTTCGAGATTACTACTGGTATAATCTCCTTTAGTTTTGTTGCTTCATTAAGTTCTTTCAAAGTTAAAAGAGTCATACCAGCTTTCACTGATACAACTCCGTCTTTTACTTCTAACTTTTCTGATTGTCTTGCTTTGACTTCATCGACAATGATTGCTCTGTCGTAGTCGTCATCAACTACAAGATTAAGACCTGCTTTAACTATCTTTTCTTCACCGTCTATTACTTTAGTCAATACTGACCAGGCTTCCATATCATCCCTCCTAATAATCTGTTGTTCCAACATATAAGGTCTTTACATTAATACTCGATGCACTGTTCGATTTAATTCTGAAATAGAAGTTAAGCACTCTTTTTGTCGGTTTTCCTAAATCAATTAATAATTCATTCAACCTCTGACTGCCTTTACCTATAGCATCTACAATAACTGAATTGTAGTAAGTCGTTGTCATACCATCATAGCTAAAGACCTCTATTACTCCACTTCCAGCATCACTCATGTAAGAAGAGAAGCTTACTTTGAGGTACCTTTGAAAATGTATAACGGTATAGCCATCAAATTGAAGTGGTGTATTACTCGTTGTAGTGAAGAAACCATCGCTAATCTGAACACCATAATCTATTTGTGGCGGACTTACTCTGAATACCGACATTCCAACATTCAACGTACTGTTCTTGATTGGTTGAAATCCGTTAATATCACTCAATGTCACACCTGAAGTTACACCAGTGATTAACTGTTGTTGCGACTGAATGTTTGATTGTAGAGTTGAAGTAGATTGATTAAATCCATTTGTTACGTTTTGCAGATCATTAGATACTTCACCGATTTTAGAATTGAGGGCTATTGTTGATTCTGCTAACTTTCTTTCGACTTCTTTTGTACGCTCTCTAGCAATCTGTTTCTGAACATCTTCCATTGTCCAAGGCTTGTCTCCTATTGTTACAGATTTGTTATGCGGTTGAATTAAATCAATACTCTCCCCGATTACTTTCATCTTGTCGTTAATATTCAAAGGTGGTACTTCTACAAGATGCATGTTATATATTTCCAAAGAGTCCGGACGTAATCCGATCAACTCTAAATCGATTGCATCTAATGATATCGAAACATTCGCAACCTTTTTATTCTGTTCATCTTTCCACTTCAATGCTGCATCTTTTAAAGTTGCAGGTGTATACATATCGCTAAACTCAACTGCACCTGTTTGAACTCCATATATACTAATCAATTCAGGAATATCGATATATGGATTACCTTTGTTAACATCGGCAATCGTTAATTTAATCTCTTGTCCGTTTGCAGTTTCACTTGATACTCCTAAAGGTTTTAATCTTGTAATAATATCAGTAGGATCTATCTTGTATTGTATGTTCTGTAGATTTTCTCCGAGTGCGATTTTAGTACTCTTTTCTTTAGCGTAATCTTTATACCAGTGTATGATATTTGCAGATTCAGTGATTTCAATGATTATTACACCACCGTATTTATTCACTAAATCTTCCTCGATGGTTGTCAAAGTATCTTTGTCATCATACCTATAAAAATATTTCTCTTCTTCTCGATATGTTTCATCTGCTGGTATCACAGGCTTAGGTACATCTACAGTCCCTACAGTAAAGCGTTTATATGTTTCAGTCCCAACTTCACTATTATGATGGTTGATAACTAACTTAAGTAAGTCTATTGGTGCTTTATCAAACTCAAACGACTGTTTTTGTAGGCTATCCTTAAGAAATGCTTTTGCACCTTCAAATGTTAGTTGATGTTTGAATTCACCGCTTGATTCCATAGAATGATCAGGAGTTATTACACGACCTCTAAACTCATATTTATTCTTCTTCGTATTATAGATTTCAAGCATAGTCTTGAAAGATTTAATATTAAACGCTGATTGTTGCAAGAAACTATGAAATAGTGAAATGCTTGATGAATCTATGGAATTTACCTGTCGTTCTAAAGTTGCTGATGACACTTCAGATATACCGTTTGATAAATCTAGTATTGTATGTTTCTTAGTTGCATCATCAACGTTGTATAACTTTAACCGGTACATCATATCACCTCGCTATTATCAATTACGTTTCTAGCATATGGATGCCCTTCAAATACTATTTTGAAGTTGATACCATACGATAATATTTCAGGTTCAATATCAACGCATTTAACATAGTATTCTAAGTTTTCGTATACATCACATCGTAGTTGGCTCATAGGCTTACCATATAGCCATTTTTTAATATCCGTAATAATGACTGACCTGTCTTGATAATCGTTGCAGAATACAATCATTTCGAACGATATCTGTCTGTCTTCATAAGATGGTTTTCCATATAAAAAAGAGAAATCATAAGAACCGCTCATATAAGGAACGGTTTCTTTGATTTCTTTCATTTTAGGAGTTGGAAAGCTATAGCTACTCATTAACATATCTCTAGAATGTGAATGTTCACCGTATATGCTGAATCCAGCTTGTAATCTATTAGACATTCGCTAACCCCCTATTTCTGTATCTAAGATTTTGAGCCATTTCTTTTTCGACATCAGATGCAATTTCTTCAGCGATTACTTTCTTATCGAATTTAAATATTGTTTTTTTGTGAGCCATTAAGTTTTGCAACTCTTTCTGTTCTTCTAGTAGCTGAATCATTCTTAATGTAAGGGCATCGTCTTTAGTGAATCCAAGCTTATCGCCAGTATCTTTCCATATCTTCTGCTGTTGAACACGTTGCGATGGATCATGACTGATAATCGATTCTGCAAAGCCACCCTCGGCAATCCATGCTATTTGAGGGATATTTACAATACCACCTTTCGCATAACCAGGAATTTTAAGCTTTCTTCCAGCGTAAATCATATCTGATTTTAATCCATTCAATTTCTTAATAGCAGATACAGATGTATGATATTTTGCTGCAATTCCACCTAATGTGTCGCCCCATTTAATATTATGAGTTCTTGTTTTTTTAGGTTTTGCTTTAGGTGTCACCTTAGCTTTAACCTTTGATGCTACAGTCTTCTTAACAGGCGCTTTAGGTTTTGCCTTAGCCTTAGGCTTGGTTTTAGGTTTAGCAGTAAAATAGCTAGTTGCTCGACTTTGCAAAGATGTCTGTTGTTTCTTGATTGATGCAACTTCTTTGTCTTTAGCTTTAATTTCATTATCGTAACCAAAGCGTGAATGTTCATTTGAAAGATTGTTAACATAGCTAATTACTTGTTTCTGCAGCTTATTAATTTCAAGGACATTCTTTTTTCCACCACCGACTAACGTTTCTACACGAGGTATAGCCGATTCAATACCACCTGCAAGAATTTCTCTTAAGATTGTAGGATCTAATCCCATTTTTCTTAATTTCGTAACGTTAGCAGCAAACTTCTTCATTCTGTTAAGTCGATACTTCATAAATGCTATAAAGTCTCTTGATGTATTACCTTTTGCCGCTTCAAAGCCTGCATATCCACGATAAGAATCTCTTATACTATCTCTAAACGACATTTTCGCTTCTGTTAATGCTTTGCGCTCTTCATTTTTCTTATTAAGTTCGTTTTGTAGTCGTTGTTTCTGTTTGACTAAGCTATTAAGAAAATTAGTTTTCAATACTTCGCTTTGTTTCAACTTCTTCAAACTGTTAATTTGTGCTTGATATGCAGCAATATCACTTCTTGCATTGTTTGCTACTTTGTTGTTAGTAGCACGTTTAATTTTATTTTCAAGAGAACTTATTTTTCGTTGATGCGCTTTGATATCTTTCTTATATTTAGCAATAAGTTTTTTGTTTGAAGTCTTTTTAATCTTGCTATTGAGTGTAGCGATATTATTCTTACGGTTTTGTATCTCTCTGCTTGCACCTTTAATTTCAGCAGACTTAGAAGATTTTACAATCTTATTATTTAGAGTTGCTATCTTACCTTCATTTGATGCAATGACTGAATTTATCTTCTTGTTAATTGCATTAAGATTAGATTGCATCTTCTCAACAGGTAACTTACCAATATTCTTCATGTTGGCCATGATTAAGTTACCGATTGCGATATCTTCTTTACCAGTAACTTTACCGCTCGTTTTACCTCGTTTAGCGATGGTACTACCCGTATTGTACATTCTTTGTGCTTTACTTAATGCCTGTACTGTTGTTTTATGCGTCTTTGATTGTTGCGATACATTCTTTTTTAACCCTGTAATAGCACCTGTTAATTTAATAATCTGACCAGGATAGATTAAATGATTTTTAATACCATTTAATAATTGTAGCGCTTTTACTGTAGTACCATTTTTACGACTAATATCCCATAGTGTATCTCCCCATTTTACTTTATGAGTAGATGGTTTTTTAGTACCACTAGCATAACGCTTAGGCTTTCCATTGACCATTCTGTCAGCTAATGCTATGAGTTGATTTGCACGTTTTTTACGCTTAGGAACAGTAGGAATTACAACCTCTTTACCTTCTTCACCACCACGATAAATAGAATCTTTAGGAATGATACCACCATTCGCATAACCACCGCGCCATGTACCAGATGCCATACCCGGAATGTTAGTTACTGTTCCGTAACGAGACTTAATCCATTTGATTGAAGCAGTAATGTTATTAATAGGATTCATCATACCTTCAGTTGTTCCCATTAAACCTCTGTATGTTTGAGGAGTTACCTGCATTAATCCACGCGCTTCATTTCCACCTGTATTAACATCAACATAACCATGTTGAACAGCTGCAGGATTAAAACCGGATTCGTATTTAGCAATAGTTTTAAGATACGGAGCCCAGGATGATGGTACACCTGTTCTTTTAATAGCACTTGAAATCCAGTTTGATATATTACCAGGCGCTGAAACACCTTTGAGTATTCCTGCACCACCGCCGCCTTTACCTTTCAAGAATTGTACAGGGTCAATCGTATTTCTATTTGTAAGTTCTGACGACGCCGGACTTTCTACTTGATAGTGTAAATGGGCGCCTGTAGTCCAAGCTCCACTATTACCAGACTTTGCGATTGCATCACCTTTTTTTACAGGTCCTGTTTTCAATACTTTACTTAAATGTAGGAAGTATTGAGCGATTTTACCTGATAACAAACGTGCTACCATACCGCCACCATAATTACTTTGTTGTTCAACTGTTCCACTAGTTGGTGCGTGAATAGTAGTTCCTGATGGTATTCCTAAGTCGATACCGTAATGACGTCCTCCATTAAAAGATGTAGGATATCCGGGTACTGCAGCATTAGGACTATATGGTGTTGTCATTGGCCAACCAAGAATTTCAGTACCGTCTGCATTACCACCTGTTGCTTCATCTATCCATCCTGTAACTAACTTTACAGTTTGGTCTTTTAGTTTCTTATAAGCACTTAACATCATTTCGCCAGGTAATCCAGAGATTCCACTAAAGTCTACTCCGAATTTTTTCATCGCAAGATCTACTAATTTACTAGGATTTTCAATGTAATCCATAATGTCTCCAGCGATTTCTGCACCAGCTCTAGTCGCTTTCTCAACTTCTGCACCTTTTTCAGCAGTATAATCAAGTGCCTTCCTAGTATTCTTTGCACCAAATAGTTTAGTCGAACTCGTAACTGCATTACTAGTCGCTTTAACAAGCATTCCCATACCAGGAGTACCTCTTGAATACCTAGCAGGTTCTAATAACTCTTCAGTTTGCTTATTGTTATAAACGTGCGTTCCCTTTGGCATCCAGAATGTTGTTTCTTTCTCGAATAATGCTGTGCGTCCGTTTGGAAATTGAACAATTTCTCTTGTGCCTTTTCCGTTACCTGGACCTTTATCTCCTACAGTTGCCCATCCATCTTCAGGATGCCCTCCGGTACCTGTAGAATATTTACTAGCATCAATTTTAGATAATGGTTTACCCATTCCTAATTTATCAGCTACCCAGTTTACGCCATCGATCATGGAATTTAGTCCACCAACGACTTTATCCTTTAGACCAGACGCCATCTTTTTACCTGTTTCAATGACGGAATCTTTCATACCGATTACGCCATCTTTAATAGATTTAATCCAGCCTTTTACACCATTCCAAGTGTTTTTAAATGCACCAACGACACCGTCTTTTAATCCAACTGCTGCATCTACCGTTGTTTTCTTTATAGACACCCAAGAATTATAAAGTCCTGATTTTAAATTCTTTATGATATTCATTGAACCTGTCCATAGATTTTTGAAAGCACCAATGACATTTTTCGATACTTTTGATGAAGTATCCCATATAAATTTACCGAAATTCTTAAATAAATTGAGGATACCTTTCCACATGGATTTAAAGCTGCCTGCAAATAACTTAGCGAAGGCTAAACCGCCTTTAAGCAGCTTTCCATAGAATAATAATTGGACACCGTTCCATATCATCTTTATTGCGCCAAAAAATAGATTTTTGACACCTTCCCACATCTTCTTCCAATCACCTGTAAATAGACCTGCAAAGACTTGTAATAAGCCTTTCCACCACTGAAACAACCCTTTTAAGAAACCTGTTATGTTTCCAAATATATCTTTAACTATATACAGAACTACTGGCATAACAAATTTCACGACAGCTAGCAATCCGTTAAATATATTTTTGTAAGCTTGCATAATCTGTTGCCCATCAGGTCCAGTAAAAAACGCTTTGATTTTACCGAAACCATCTTTGACGAAGTCACTTATAGCCCGTCCTGCAATTGACAATTGTTGTTTTAAGACATTGAACCAATTTATGATGTTATTTGCTTCTCCGTTACTAAAACCTAGCTTTTGAAGTATGTTAACTTGTTTACCACCAGTTAGTTCCTTAATCAATTTACCGATAGTACTAAACCCTTTAGCCATATCTTCAATGATTTTGATACCGCCTTTCAAACCTTTATTAGCGATATCTAGCGCAGGTCCACCATAAGAAGCAAGAAAGTCTTTCCATGTGTTCTTCAATTGAGCTAAGTTCTTTTCATAGCTATCCGCTTCTTTTACACCCTGACCAAGTACACCAGCTGAAGTATGTTGTCTTATTGATTCTTGTACTTTTAGCTGTTCCTGTTGAGTAACACTTAACTGCTCCCATTTCTTACCGTATTTTTCTTGAGCTTTATCATTAAGCATTGTTTGAGACAAGTTAATCATAACTGTATCTGCAGAATCGTATTCGCCTTTAATAACAGCCATCATACGTCCTGTTGATTCTTCAATCGATTCATTAGCAAATGCCGAACCGTCCACAGTACGTTCTAACCACATTTTAGAAGTTTCGTATGCATCTTGTTCATTTAACCCTTTTGATTTAAGTATCGCTTGATACTGTAGCATAGACTTCTTTAATTCGTTAGGATGCACATTATACTTCTGAGCCATCTCTCCAAGATACTTATCAGTTGTATTCTTCATTTTGCCCATTACTTGTTCGTATTGGGAATTTAGCGCTTCAATTTCAGCAGGAGATTCAACTATCTTCTTTGTAAATTCCGTTATACTTACAGTAGCTAATGCGCCTGCAATAACAGGTCCTAATCCTTTAAATGCACCTTTCAAGCCACCAACCGAACCTGTTGCGCCATCAATGTCCTTAGAAATGTTTTTAGTAGAATTAGATAGATTAACATCATCTCCAACGTTCCTAAGTTTTCTATCGAGTTGTTCTGCGCGTTCTTCAACCTTACCGAATGCTACATTAGCACTCATAGACATCGATTCAAAATCAACATCTTTAATATCCTTATTTATCTGATCAAGTATGTTATCTGCAACCTTACCAGTTGATTGTAATTCTTTTTTAGCTTTATTGAGCTCACTATTGAGCTTGTTAAAATCAACCTTATCATCTGTTTTCTCAAGTGATTTACTTGTCTTCTCAACATCTTTTTGTAGTGCTAGTAAATGCTTACCTGCTTCTTTCGCATCATCAGGTAGCCCTTCAAGAAACTTAACATCATTCAGCTTATTCATATTGCGCTCTACACTGTTAACATTACGAATAACAGTTTTAAATGTATCACGTGAATTTGCATCTAAAGACTTCCAATCAACACTCTTAATTTCCTTTTGAAGTGATTGCATCGTCTCTTTATTGATGTTACCTGTATCTTTAAATTCCTTTTGAGCCTTTTGCAATTCAGACTGCAACTTCTTAGTGTCGAAATCTTTACCCGTTTCAGATAAACGTTTGTCAAATGTCTTAAGTGAATCATCTATAGCACCAAATGCTTTATCCATACGCTTTGTTGATTTTTCGGCCACCTTTGGCAAATTATCAAAGTTCTGTTCAAGTAACTTGAACTTATTCAACATCCCATCTACAGACATCGTAAATTTAGTGCCTATTTCTTGTATGTTAGCCATATTATCCTCCTTTCCTTATATATTCATTTAAATAATTAATTAAGTTTGTAATGCTTTTAATTGTTCAAGCTGCTCGAAATTCCACTCTAATTCTTTAGGCATTTCTAGCGTTTTATTTTCTTTCATAGGATTTATGGTTTCAATGAATTCATATCTCCGTTTCGATTCTTTATCGTTATGTGCAGGGTTCGCATTAATACGTGATAAGTGATTCATATATAAATCCCACTTCTTCGCTTCTGCTTGTTGCTCTTCCTGTTCAATAATGATAATTAAATAAGCTAACGCTTCTTCAAGTGGCATATCAATGATTTCTGACCTTCCACCTAATTTATGCGCTAGCTTATATACGAGAGCATCTTCAAGCTCATAACCACTTAGTTCACTGGACTTAGAGTCGCTTGAGTAACTTTCTCGCCCCATTTGAGACTCTTCTGAAAACTTTTCGTAGACTTTTTTACACGTTCAACAACCTTAGCTAAATCATTAACTTCTGCAATTGCATCTACAACATCAAAGAATGTATCCATCTCTTGAAGTTTTAGTTGTTCTGGATGAACTTCAGATAAAATTGAAATCAGTTCTAAAGCACTTTCAGGAGCAACCTCTAATAATAATCCGATTGATCCAGCTGAATCCTTAACGAATTGAGCAGATAATGCACTTAATAAGTCTTTAGTATCCATACCTTCTTCTACCGTATCGAAGAGACCGACTAATGCACCGTTGATATTTTCATCAGCATTTAATTCATTGATTAACGTTTTTAAAACTTTAGTAATTGCAAAGAACTGATATGGTCGCATCGCTTTGATTACTACTTCTTTTTTACTATCGTCTTTTAATACACCTTTTTCATTAACGTATTGAGTGATTAATACTTTTACTTCGTTTGTCATGTTTTATTCCTCTTTTCAATTAATTATTTAAATAAATATAGAAATAACCCTACTAGCATAAGTAGGGCTATATTGTTATTAAGCTGTAGCTTGTCCGATTTGGAAGAAGTTGTTTGGTTGACTCATATCAAAATTATCTTTAGGATAAGCTACGAATTCTAAATCAAATTTACCTTGTTCATTTTTAAATGCTCGTTCAAATCCTGATGTAGATGCAACTTTATAGATAACAATATCCATAGATTTATCTTCAACTGGTAATTGGCGTGGGTGAATCTCCATTTTTACTCCACGATCTCGGTTAGATGAACCTAGTGGACCATCTGTAATCCCGATTAATTTTGACCCTCCACTATCCTTAATTGCATGTGCACCGGCCATAGCCAATTGAATCAATTCTAGAGTTTCTTGAGATACAGTCATTTTAACTTTTACTTCCCAACCGACAACTCGATTATCAATGTCAGTTTCACCAGTATCTTCAAATTGAATATCCTTAAACTTAGGTTCAATAGTAAGAACCCCACCTTCTGTTTGTAAGAAGCTAGTACCATCTCCTGTTGCTTTACCATCAAAGTTGAGAACTTTGCTGTCTGTACCTGTCAATTTAAAATTAGCCATACCGAACATGATACTTTTATCAAATGCGTTCATATAATTTATTCCTCCTGTTTTTTACATAAAAAATAGACATCGTTTCAGATGTCTAAATATGCTTTAGTTTTCAATTCTTAAAGTTGTTCTAAAGTTAATGCTATACTCCATCACATTGTCCTCTACACCTATTCTAAGTGGCTCAGACAACGCTTCGATGAAGTAAACATGTATTACATTGTTTTGTTCGTTAACTAACCAACCGCTCTTTTTATGGAGCAATGCATAGACTTTAAAAGCTATGTCTCTGCACCTATCAAAATCACTTGATCTGATATAGATTTGATAGTGCGGATATTTCATTTCATCATCATAGATACCAGGCTTTTCTCCACCGTCCGAATATACTGTACCTGTATTGTCGCCCAATGTACGGTAGTCGACTGACCAAGTAAGCCCAGCTATATTTTCTCTTAACAGATTCATGATTGACTCTTGTATCATCAGTCTAACCCTCCAATACTCGCGCTAGAATTCTTTCGCACATTATATTCCAGTCGTCTTCAGTAACTTTAACTGCATTAGTAAGATACTTTCTTCCTGGCTTATATCCATTGACATTCGGTTTGTTACGCGTGTTCTCTCCACGTCCATTTTTATAGTATTCAGGGTACTTAACACCTCTTTGATACTTAGGTCTAACACCTTTACTTCCTGGCTGCTCATGAACTCTCAGAGCGTATTTCATGTTAGTACCTATGGTAATCGAGAATGTTTTACCTTCAACTATTACTTTAGAAGTATTTATTGAGTCCTCTAAGTCTCCTGAATCACGTGGAGCAAGTGCTTTTGCTACTTCTTCTACTCTTAATCCAAACTTACCGAGTTCCTGAATCACGATCTTAGTAAAGCGTTCATCAAATTTTTTGAAGTAACTTTGCAGTTCTTTGTAATTATCATCAAATTCAAATTTGAAATACTCATCGGCCATCAACAAACACCGTCCTAAATAGAACGCGTGAACCTGTAACGTTAGTTGCTTCTTCATAAGATACAACTCTACCAGATCCGTCATTACCATCCATATCAATGAAATGTATCTCTTCTCCTTCTTTGACAATCATTTGAGAAGGTACATCAATCTCAATGTTAGTATTTGTTTCAGTGCCGCTTGTTGTAATTATCAAGTTAGACTTACGTCTGACACGAGCTTTAGACTCTACTTTTTCTGTTAAAGGTCTACCATATTTATCAGTCAAAGTATTATTCCCATAGCTTTTAATGGCTCTATGAACTAAAACTCTTTGGTTCATTGGAGGTCTCATTATATCAACCTCCCTGTTCTACCTAAGGATGTCTTTCGTTCCTCAGCAAGTATTCCGTCTATAATCGCTAGTAGTGATGGAGATAGCTTTTCGTGATTAAACACGACTTTAACATCCTTAACTGTATAATCTTCCACGTTATGTCGCTTAAGCACTCCAAAACCTTCCTCTTCCGCTTCTAAATTGTAATCAAGTTGTAGATAAACCATTCTCGGTGTTAACTCGATACCAGGAAAATAATCCTTAATATCTTGAATGGCCGAAAAAATATGTTTTGGTAAATCATCGTACGGCACATTATATATATGATTTGGCAATGGCATAATACGAGTATATTCAACTGTGCCATCGATCAATGATTGATGTTGTTCCAATGTTTCCATAACATCACACCTTTACATTATTCTGCTGCTTCTTCTAATGCTTTCACATAGTCAGCTTTTACTGCTCCATTTTTACCTGTAGCAACGACTTCAAGGCCTTTTTCTTCGACTAGTGCTTTAAGCTCTTCTACATCTAAATCTTTATAAGATTTTTCGGTTGTTTCAGTTGCATCTTCAATTGTCACTAAGTCTTTTACATTCTCATACTCTTCTTGAGTAAGGTCCAAAGACTGTCTGAAATATGCTTGTCCTTTGTGAATTACTGTACCTTTATCTACATATACCTTTGGCATCTTTAAGTCCTCCTATTATTTAATAAATAAGACTGCACTAATTAAAGTACAGTCATTAATACTGTTGAGTTGATTGCTTGTAATGCAGGAATAGCAACTTCTCCAACGATTGTTTTTTCGCTTGATGGGTCTTTTTCGATAACAGTCTGAACATATTTACCTGGAACATAGTTATTTTCAACTGAAGGACCAGTAAATGTTTTACCTAATTGAGCTGCACGAAGTACTACTTTTCCATCTTCTAAGTTTTGATACACTTTTACAGTACCGTCTAATTGCTCGATACCAGTGATATTATCATCGATCTGAATTGGCGGTAAGCCTAACTCTGTAAGTAATTCATATACACTGGCATCTCTAACGATTCGAGTATCTGTAGAGTTGCCATAGATTTGACCTTTTAGTTCAGGATTACGTTTAAATGCTGAGAACGTCTTCGAGTTCATAACAATGTAATCAGGTTTTTTGTTACCATTTGTTTTTTGATACTGCTCTACTGCACTTACTAAATCAGCAATCGGAGTACCTTCAGGTGTATTCCATTTGTTAGTGATTTTAATATCATTTTCTGATGGACGCTTTAACTTCACATCGATTTCAATTTTATCTACCGGATTTGAGTATTTAAACTCTCCGCGGTAAGTTAAACCAGCTCTTAAAAATTCTTTAATATCATCAACACCATAAGATAAGTCAGCAATCTTTAAGAATACTTTCTCGATTACTGCTTGTCGTTCTTGTGGATCACGTGGTTTGTTGAATTGTAATAACTCAACCTCATCTAAGTAATAACCATGTTGAATCTTTGTTAATTCAATCATTGCTTTTTCGCCTTCGCCTTTCGAACGTAATGGCGCTCCGCTATTAAAACCTGTGATAGATGCAGCTGCACGTACAGTATCAGATACAACATTGTAAATCGCATTAATGTCATAAGTAACTTCCTGTGGGAATGCTTCTGCTAATGGATAGTTATTTGTATTTCTATTATCTGCTTCACGTACAAATGCTTGTAGTGTAGCATCGTTAAATTCTTTAATTTCTAACATCTATTAATTCCTCCTATTTTTTTATTAGACATCGAAGTGGAAACGTCCGATAGTCGCTTTGATAAAGTTGTCTGTAACTCCTGTTGTACGTTCTTTAATAACTGATGCTTCACGTACTGCAGGTGCTAAAGCATCTTCTTTCGCAAATACTTTTACATCATTAGCAGTTAATACCGCACCTGACATTGTTTCTGGTGTCAATTCTTGAACCAATTCAAACTTGTTCGACTCTGCATTTCTAAAAACTGCAGTTCCGGCTTTTACAACTGTATCTGCTGAAAATTTAGAACCATCTAATAATACGTTACCGACAGTGTATTCCACGTTTTTTGCATCACGTAAGAATTCCGGTGCTTTTTTGAAGCTGTCTACTTTTCTAGGGTTAAACATTTAACTTCCTCCTTATTCTTTTTTACCGAGTAATTTATCGGCCATTGATTTTCCAAGTTCACTTGGGTCTGGGTCTTTACCACCATTTCCTTGTTGTCCTCCAGGATTAAGGTTGTTAGGTGGCTTAATACCATCTTGCTTATCACTATCATTGTTACCTGGTGGTGTCTCGTCACTATTAGTAGGTGTAAATAAATAACTATCTGTTTCTCTTAATGAACTGATAGCTTCATCTAAACCTTTAATAGTTCCGTCATCTTGAACATCAAGAGATTCACGATCAATTAATTTAAGAACAGCTTTAGGATTATGTGCATCTTTAGCAGTTGCGACTTCAATTGCAGCGTTTAGAATGATGTCTCGGCGCTCATCTTTTAATTTTTTATTCTCTTCGCTGTACTCATTCACTTTATTCTGCAACTCTGGGTCAATCTTTGGATTGTTCTCTAAGTCTTTTAACTGCTTATCACGATTCTCTAAATCTTTTTCAAGCTCATCAATCTGAGTGTCTTTACGACCTACAGTTTTACCATGTTCTTTCATGATTTCATTAATCGTTTCTACTTCAAGTCCTAAGTCTTCTAAAAATTTTCGTCTCATACTATTTCTCCTTCTCGTTTTTATTCGCTGAACGACAGCGTTAGGATAGTACAATACGTTTGTACAAACGTTTCGACTTTTTGCGACTTTCGACAGGTCGAGTGGTATCCACCACCATCGAGATACTTAAGTGATCACTATTCCTTTCTGGACGTGAGTTTTAAAGCTATCCATAATAAAGAGACCTTTTAACGTCATGTCTAGGACGGATAATTACTTAACAGGCAATTCAGCGATGTAATTAAATATTTTTCGTTTAAATCTTGTATCAGCTTCACACCATAACCATTCATTAATTTCGCTAGGTACATTCATTTCTCTTGAACCAACTGCACTATGTAAATCATATTGCTTTAATTGGTGTACGTTCTTCGCTTTAGATACTGCTAAATCAAATGCTTCATTCACAAATTTGGTAATTTCGACATCTACTACAGTTGTTAAATCATAAATTTTATCATGCTGTTCCATTTCACTCACTCCTTTTAGTCATTAAATATACTCATCTTGGTCATCTCTAACATCCCAACAGCTTCGGCATCAGTTATATCTGAGTGCATTAAACCTATGTTCTTTTCCTTATCTCTATAAATGATAATGACATCCTCGACATCATACTCATCAATCGCCTTTTGTAATTCATCTGCTAAATTTTGAGGTGTAAACTTTTTATAACTATCCAGTTTTACTGTTTTCATCTTTAATAACACCTTTCATTTGTTGTCGTAATGCTTTAAACTTACTTGGGTTATTACGCTTGATATTTCGATATGCACCAATATTCTTTGGCGCTTTATCACCTAATATCGCTTTCATCTTTATGTAATGCTTATCTTCTTGTCTTGCGATACGTTTCTTATCCTGGTCTTGCTTGTATGCATCTTTTTGTTTCTGTGCTCTTGGATCAATATCAGGATTAAATGACTTCGCTTTGACAACAGCTTTATTGATTTCAGACTGACTTTTATATTCAATTACAAATGGTCTGATTCGACACTCACAATTTGGATGTAATGGAAATAGTTCGTATACATCGATGTGAGGGAATCTTTTATCTTTTCCATCGATACTGAAGACTTGGTTACGATATCTTGCGCATACGCCACAGGTAGGCTCTCTGCCTATTATCGTCACAAGATTGACACCCACTTCTTCATATCTAGTTAGATGACCATGATTCGTTGCTGTCCTCATTTTCGTTCTGACCACTGTACGTGAGTAGAAGTCCAAAGGTAACTGCTTACCATCTACAGTCTTAAACGAAGTAAATCCGTCTTGTAGGAATGTATCTGAAACACGCTTTATGATTGCTTCACGATTGTTGCCATCTAAAATCCCTTTGCTTATATCACTTCTGACTGCTTCTAATGTCTGCATATAAGTATCATTAAAGTTTTCTTTAGCGGTTCTAATTGCTGCTTGCATGTCTAGCATCGTGTCAGTAACGATATTCGATAATGCTTCAATGTTAGCTTGTGTCTTAAAGTCTGCCTGCACTACTCCATCAACAATAGCTCGACCATTCAACCGTATGCCTTGCTCTTGTAAATCCTCTGTAGCTTCATCAATCGCAATAAAATAGGACTTCGCTAATTCAACAGGTAACACCTCTTGAACAGCAAGTCCTAGTTCATCAAATATTTTATTGATTGTAAGTAATGTTTTTTGTACATCACTATCTTTTAAATGATCAGTATTGTGCAGAAGTGATACAATGTGCTTCTTCAATTCATCAATCAGCAATGTTAATTGTTCAGCGTTCATCTAATCACTCCTTGATTGGATTTCCTAGTTCATCGAGTGGTGTTCCATCAGGTTGTCTATTGTTTAAGAAGTTATTCAACGTATTATTGCCATTTAGAACACTCATGCTGTCTTGTGATGTCGATTCTGATTTGATACGTTCAACTTCTTCATTAACCCATTCTTCCGTCTTGTCTGGGTTATTTCTTCTCACCGTCTCTTCTAGAGATTGTACTTTAGCATTGTACTTAGCAATATTCGCATCAGTCACTTCTTTTTCAGGCACTGGAATCATAGCTTGTACTGTTATGTTAGGCTCTTCAATGATGATGCTGTCATTCTCTTTATTCGCTAACCATAAGGCACTCTCGAATAACGTCTTAAGGAATTCAACATAATCATTTCTGATTTGCTCTGCTTTCATCAAAGATACAAGTAAGTCATAGAATTTTGCTACACCAGACTGAGGACTTGCAGTGTCTGTTCTTACAAATTCCATTGCTGCTTGTGATGTCTGCGTTTCTGCAAGCATCCCTCTAATAATGTCTTTAAGATAAGCCATATCACCTATTTTATCGACATCAATCTGATGTATCTGCATGACTTGACCATTTTCACCGATTTCTTGAATCTCTAAATCACGATGATCAATCTTGTTTTCATCACCATATCTATCAGCTGCAATCGCTCGAAGTGTATCCATTGTTTCTCTTGTAATACTGATACGCGGCTTACCATTACGCTCAAATGTCTGTGATGCTCTTGTTAACGTCCAGTTCACTTCGTCTTGTCGCCCTGCAAGTCCTTTAAGTTCAGATGAACCTAGCTTATTATAGAACGTTGCATTATTCGCAAGATAAGCTATAAATGAACGCTTACGACCTGGAAACTCTTGATATAACTGTTCGATATCTATTTTTTCTTGGATGAAAGATAAATCTTCTACCTCTTCAAGTTGAGATTCACCATTGCGTTTGAATAGCTTATGAAGTATAAGAAGTCTATCCTCATCTTCACGTTCAGTATAAATATGGACGTAATCAATACCCGCTTCTTTCTCTTCTTCAGTCTGAGGTAATTCATATACTAAATCATATCCATGTCCATCGTCATGAGGATAATAAACATTACGTTCCTTGAACATCAGCTTTAACTGTCCATTAATCATAGAAGGTACAGCTACGATACCCCCGTCCACTAATAATTGAGTGATGTTCATCTTATGATCAATCTTTGAGTTCTTAACAATTTGGTCTATCGTCTCTTGCTGCAAGTCAATGACTTCACTGTTGTACGAATTATCAACTGTTCCCTCAATCATTTTCGCTTCTTCTGTTGTTGTATCATTTGCTAACTCTTCCTTATTAGGAAAGTTAGTCTTAACCTTACCAATCCCTCGACTGATTAACAGTGAAGGTGTATCAACGATAATTTTACAGATGTTAAGCATGAGATAAGGTGTCATTACATTCTTAGCGTTGTACTCTCCATATTGTAGAATATCTATTATCTCACCTTTGCTAATCAACTCTTTTGCTCTAGGAAAGATATTCGCATGTTTACCATCGTATAAATCACGATAGAAATACATGTCACCATGCTTTTTCTTTATAAAGTCTTTATCAAACTTCTTCCATTCGTTCATTGTCGCCCTCCTTTACCATGCACTTTGTTGTCTAATGTAGTCGCCTTTAGGAACTGCTACATCATAATCATCAAGTCCGTACCACATAGCCGAGAATGTATGCGGGTCAATATTGAACTGATCCTCAATGATTTCATCGTTATTGTTAGTCTTATATGTTAAATCTTGTAGCTCATCGATATGATTTACACATTTATCTGAACATATAATACGTTTGAACCGTTTCACCTTCTTTGTGTATTCGGCACGTGAACCGGCATACTTCTTAGCTTTTCTTAGATTCATACCTTTTTTATTCATGTATTTGATTGTACTGTCCTCATGGTCAGCTTTTATAAGCGTTCTGCCTAAATGAGCTAACTCCTGGTACAGTTCTTCATCATCTTGCTCTTTCGTATAGACTTCATCATAAATGTATAACCACATATTCTTTTCATCTATGGCCATTCGTGATAATGCGTTGAATGAAGTAACAAAACCAAAGTCGAGACCATTCTTTAATAATCTTGCACTCGTTCTGTTTACTACTTTCATTACTTCATCATGCGCCATGACTTCAAATTGAGGTAATACCTTCTTACCATTTGCTCCGAATTGTCCTAGTCTAGCAACTCGATGCAGATCAATATCGTAGTTCTTCATGTCATCAAGCTGTACAATATAATCATCAGGTAAAAAGTAGTTATCATCAGCTGTTGAATGATGATAGTACGTGTCCCCTAAAACGATTGTCTTTTCTTTGTATAAACGGTAATCATCTAGCTTTATGACTTTCGCATCTTTGTTGATAAAGAAATGAAGATATGTCCAATTACTTTTACTCACTGGATTCGTAGACAATATCATGTAGTTTCTTAATCGTGGATGTCTTAAACGACCAATCAACTCTTTAAATCCTGCATACTTTATCTCTGAACACTCTTCTAACCAAATCAGCGAGATATCATTAATCGATTTTAATTTACCTGGCTTATCCATTCCTTTGAAAATAATCTGACTTCCATTTGGAAATGTTATCTTCATAGGACTTGTAGTAAGCCTTACACCTTTTGTATTCAGTTCTAAGTCATATATGATCTCTTCAAAGAGCGAGAAACATGAATCTCTAATAGTCTCAAATACTTCACGAACAACTAACGCTTTCCGCTTCTCAGATATCAATTTAAGAATGATCTTTAATGCAACGTGATACGATTTACTGCTACCATAACCACCAACAAGGAATTGAAACTTCTGATTCCAATCAAACAAGAATTCTTCAAAACGAGGATTAACTTCTTTATTCAACTGAACAGCTTCTGTCATTCTCGTCCCTCTTTTCTTGTGATTAAGATTTCTAATGGTTTATCAGATTGTGCTCCATTCTCATTCTGTTGCTTAATCTGTGTTAATTGTTCATGCATAACTGCAACTTGCAACTTACGATAATCATCATCAGCTGCATGTAATGTGAATTGCTTCAATGCACTTCTCAGTTCAGCCATTGCTCTTGATTGAGCACTTAAAAAAGATGCATACTTTTCATAAGCGAATGAAATCTTATATCCATCTCCAAACTCACTCGTAGATGTTATTTCACTCGTATGATCGTTAGCATCTTCTACCCACATTACTTTTTGTGCTCTTATTATTGCTGCAAACTGTATTTGTATCTGAGCCCATATAATATCTGCTACATCCATTGAATCAGCTATGCCCATAAGCTCCATTGTCTCTTTAGGAATGTACCTACTCAGTAATCCATGCTTCACAGCAAAGTTGTTCCGTTCTGCGAATTGATTAGGCGGATTAGGATTTCCACTCTTTCTTCTTATATCTGTTGTATCTTGTGGATGCTTCTTTTTTGCAACTTTCTTGGTTGCATCCTTTTTCTCGGTTGCAACCTTATTCCAGCCTTCACGACTAATTTTAGATTTCAATGTACCTAATTTAATGTCGTGCTTTTCAGCTAAATCCTTAAGCTTAAACTTACCTGTGTCATAATCTTCTTTTACTGCGTCCCAATTTGTACTCATGCATCATCAACAACTTCAATCTCGTTCATCTCATATCTCACAACCTTTACGTTACTAAACTCTATTTATTTTATTGCATTAAAAAACACCCACATAAGTGAGTGGTAATCTATTTCTATTTCTTTAATTCCTTTAACAATTCAATAATTTCATCTAACTTACCACTTAAATCAGTAGTGTTATTGCTAACATCAGTAATTGTACCATTTACTTCATCCAGTTTTTCATTGATGGTAAATTGGAGTGCTTCTAATTGTTTTTCTTCCATTCAACTTCACCTCTCTTTCCCTTTATATTCTAATAATACAAAAACCACCTAGAAATTACTAGATGGTTTCCACACATATTCTTTGAAAGGAGATTACTCATGGCAAAGTAAATGAAGAACCGTTAGGTTCGTGCAGTGCGAGGTACAAAAACAAGTTTTTGATTGATTGAATACACCTACCCGAACCCTCCGTCCATTGTAACCTACAAATTATCATTTCACCTAAACCGTTAAATGCGTCAAGTTCGTCAAGTTTGTACTTAATCTGTTAATAACTCTGCTATCTCAGTTACGATTTGCTGCACTCTTTGTTTTGATGTTCCTAAACTTTTAGCGATGTATGAATAACTTACACCTGACAGTAGTTGATTGAACACTATACCATGTGTTTCATCAGTTATTCTCTCCCATCTGTTTTGAACATACAATACTTTCTGTTCATATCTTGCTATCATCGTATCTTGACGCATCAATCTCTGTACTTCTCTTAATACTGGATCAGATGTCTGTCCTTGTGGTTTAGGTAAAGTTGCCTCAAATCCATATTGAGAGATGTTACCTCCGCACACTACATCAATATATTCTTTTCTAAGATGATGCAATGCTTGTACATTTGTTTGATATTCCTTAATTAAAGTCATTACTTGTTCGGTCGTATAAGTCATGGTTTATTGTTCCCCTTTATAAGTAGTTGTAGATGATTCCGTTATTACTTGTGATTGGTCTTTTGTTCTCTTTAAACCAGGTATATGGAATACTGGCTCTATTTAACATTTCCTTGAGCTCATTTAGTTCTTGAATGTCTAACCTATATAACTCGTTAAACTTCGTAAATAAGATAAGAATAAAGCAAATGCCACCCTTTTGATGAGTCTTGGTCAAGTACTCGATCTGGTGCTGCTCGATATTCTTAAATGGCAGATTGGTCAGTGATGTCTGCTTTGTATCGAATGCAATAAACTTTCCGTTATGAATGCCGATAAAGTCGACTGTTGATTTCTTGGTGTACCTGGCATCAAATATCTTCCCGTCCCTGCTCCTATGTGTCATCGGTGTTGGAATCTTATTGATTGTCGCTATACCTTTTAAATCGTATTGAATATTGGATCGTTCGATTAATGTCTCGAGGTATTTACCCCTATTACGTTGACTTGTCTTCTTTTGCATTTCTACCTCCACTACTCATCCATCATTCGTTCTTTTACAATCTGCAAATCCTTTTTGCGTTCGTTGTACAAGTACTTGTAATGATTGCGTTCAATTTCTAAGTCATTGATACGTTGTTTATATAGGTGTCGCTCATGAAACGTTATGAGCGAGTACGCTATCAGTATTAATAAAATGATTTCCCCTCCTGCTACAAATCAGATTCTTTCACAAACACGCCATCAATCATTTTGCCTTTTCTATCCTTTATCTCGTCGTAAGCTATATCGATACACTCGTTTATATCAATATTCATTTGCATTGCGAGTATAGTCATAACCACGTACATATCGCCTAATGCATCTTTGATAAGTTCAGGTTTACCCTTTGCCATCCCTTCTCCTAGCTCCCCGAATTCTTCTACTAATTTCAACATCTGCTTATTCGGATCAGCTGTGTTTAAATTACGGTCTATTGCCCATTGTTTTATTAACTCGGTTGTCATTTTAATCATTACTTATCCCTCTCTTCTCATCACTTTATGTTCTTTTACTTTGTAAAATTCTTTATATGGTACTTCTAATACTTTCAGGTAATCCTTAGCACATTGTTTGTTTGAAAATGATTCAACAATCTGATTCTGTGGATCAATTACATTCCAATCGCTATGTGAATATATAATTTTCATTCAGTTTCACCTCGTTTCAAATCAGTCATAATTTTTAGCACCATCATCAATTCATGTTTGGCAATTTTCCACTTACCTTGTTCAATAGGTCCTGCACTTTCATCATCAACTCTAACTTTGTAATACTCATACTTTTTCTTCAGAACATCTACCAACTCACTCCATCGCTTTTCAAGTTCATCGGCACGCTCGTACGCTTTACGCCATCTATCTTCCAATTGAAATCTTTTTCTTATCTCTTCACTTATCCTATCTTCCAATTCATCAGCACGCTGTTTTTGTTGCTGGTACCATGATTTATAAACTTCTTCGTATGAATAAGCTAAACCACTTTCTACACCAACAGTTTTATCGTTTAGCCAAATTGAAGTTACTACTTCTTTTCTGCCATATATACCTGTGAATTTATCCCCTACCTTAATCATCTCTCATTCTCCTTTTCGATTCGTTCTATTTCTTTCATAAGTTCGAATACAGTTTTGAACGATTGAACTTGTACGGGAATGTTTTCGAATCGTAATAAATAATCCTTCAACTCATTCCACATCTTTTCATAATTCACAATTCCTCTTTCCTTTCGTGATTTAGTCTGCATCTAATTTTGTCTATCCACGTTGGATTTAAAAACACCTTCGAATGATGGAATGAACCATCAAACATCATGCCATACGAACGAATACCATTGATTCGCAGTACTTCCTCTAAATCCTGGTTATAACTAATCATTACGTTAAACCATATATCTCGATAACCTAGGTTTTTATATATGTTTATGTTATTCAAAACGAAATTCTCTAAACGGTTAGAACCGTCAATTAAAAATGGTGGAATATTGACATGAGCTGTTTTACGTTTTATCATTCGTCATTCTCCTTTTCTCCATTTGGATAAATATATTGCAATTCGTTATCTACTAATATAACCGCATCTTTTAAATTGCTTTTTAATTCATCCGTCATTAAAATTGTTAAAGTGCTTTCTATTGGTTTAGGTGTTAAACAGTCAATTATGTGTTCTTTGGATATTGCCACAATCCCTCTCTCCTTTCAGTTAATCTAAACAAGGTAGTGTTCTTTTAATATTTCTTTGTAAATTATCAATAGCTATAAGAATGTCTTTAGCTGACGCTTCATGTCTATTAATTAAATCAATTCTCAAATTATCTAAGTCAATACACACTTCCCACAATATATCGTCCAACTCATTGATACGTTCTACAACTCTCATATCTGCGCTTGTTTCACCATGAAAAGCGATTCCCTCTGTTAATTGCTCTGCACTAATTGTTGATTTAATTTCCATCTCTCATTTCCTCCTTGTGATTTACTCTTCTGAACTTATATACTTTCCATCTCTGAATCGTCCTATTACGTCCTCACTTTTCAATGCTCTGTTCATTTTAGTTTTATAAAGTATTAATTTAAGCCATTCATTTTCAGGTCTGTTTCCTTCTTCTAATGCTTGCTGAAACGTGTCATAAATTCCGTAAGCTGAATCGTATGGTATAGAAAGTACATAATATTCTTTCTCGTCTTTACTCATCTCTCATTTCCTCCTTATAATTTACGCATTTAAGATAGGTAGTTCAAAATTCCCAATTCTTAATGAAGCTACACTATAATAATATCCACCATTACCTCCATCAGCTTCCACCATGTTTTGTGCAATTACATTCTGATTATGGAATAAAGTCAATACTGCTTCACTTTCTCTTGTATCTCTACCTTCATTCCACTCGTTGTCTTTAACAACGTTATATTCAACATTAGTAATTGCTGCATCAAGTTCGACATTTTTAAATGTGCCATCAGCCCATGCACAGCAGTCTTGATCTGAACAGTAAACTTCAACTTTTGTTCCGTCTTCTAGGATAATGTAATCTTCTTTCCACTCAATAACTTTCTTATACAATAGTAAGTCTTTCACTTTTTCAAAATCTTGTTTGTTAATTTCCATATTAATCCTCCTAATTGTTCTCGATAAAAGATTGCTTTTAAATGTTTTCAAGTAGTTCTGGATGCTCGTGAATGTTGCCTAGTACTTCTAAATTGTTGTCATTGTCATATAAATCAAACAAGCTACCATCGTTCCAATTTATGACCCAACTTCCTTGATAAAATTCAATGTATCCAATATTTTCCCAATACTTCACAATATCCCCCTCAAAAATCTCCTTACCATTTACATCAGTAAGTCCTGTTGATTGCATGAGTACTCTATCATCTTCATCAACCACATAGTTAAATTCATCTAGTACATGAATACCAAATTTATCAATTTCCATTGTGAAATCTCCTAAAAAACGCTTTTTCTTTTTATCAAAAATTCTAAACTTCGGTATCATTCTTTCTCCTCCTAGTAATCAAATATAGTTACCTGCAATCCAGGTACGTAATCAGCTTTATTTTCATAAAAGCGTTCCATGTCGTTCATTGAATCGAATTCCTCAACATAGACTTCTGATCCAACGTCTAATGCGACATAGGTATCTCCCTTTTCTTCGTCAACATCAACTGAGAAGTAGATAGTACCGTAATGGTTATCAGTACTATCAGTCTCCCAATTATTTCGCATGTAATGATTGAAGAGTTGTCTCCACTTGCTATAGCTTAAAAACTTAATCATCTCGCATCAGCGACTTTGTTATCACGTTCTAAGAAGCTGATTATTCTGTCTGCATAATCGACAATCTTTTTAAGTTCGTTGATTTCTTCATCCTTACGACCTGTTCTTGTCGCATATTTGATGATGTTACCAATCATGAAACCTTTATACGCTTCATAGCTGAATTGAGATTCTAGGAATCCGATGACATCTGTACCTAATCCGTTTGGAGCATAATGTGATGGTGGATTGATGTTTTTTATAGCCAGTTCTTTATTTTCAATCTCGCTTAATAATTGAGATTGGATTAATTTATTTCTATCAATATTGAGAGTTAAATGAGGACCTTTTTCCCATTTCGCATTTGAAACATTATCATCTTTCGACATCAATGCTTCATATGATTTTTCCAACGTTTCAAAATCAGTTTCTAGCTTTTGTATAGTATTTTGTTTCTCTTCCAACTGCTTTTCATAGCTTGTAACTAACTCTGTCTCTTTATCCTGGTACTCTTCAATTACTTGATTCGCTCGTTGTAACGATTCTTTCAAGTTCTTGTTCGCTTCAGCCGATACTTCAATCGTGCGTTTGTGTTGATTTAATTCTTTCTCGTACTTCGATGTTAAGAATCTATCATTCATCTTTAACGCATCTGCACTCTTTTTATCTAAACGATCATAAGAATGTTTTAATGATTTAATGTCACGTTCTTTTGCTTTGATTTGAAGTTCTTTTAACTGTAGTTCTTCATCCTTTTTCGTGATAGTTGCTTCAAGTTCCTTGATTCTATTCATAAAGTCCTTACGTTCTGCATTCAATTTAGTGACTTCTTCTTTGTGCTTATCTCTATCATCAGTGACTAACGCCAAGTTCACTTGCAAGTCATCGACAATCTTCTGATGTTCGGCTTTCTCAATCACATCATTAACAGGAATAGTGCTTGCTCCTTTATTCTTTTCTACTGGCTTTGTCTTAACTACTGGCACTTCATCAACAATAAGTCCTTGCTCTCGCTGAGCTTTCAGTTTTTTGAACTCCTTCATGTTCTCACTTCTAAATTGCAGTAACGTTTGATATGCCACACCAATTTTAGCTGCTGCTTCTTTCAGCGATTTCGTTTCATGAATGATTTGATCAACCTCTGTTATCACTAAACCTTTTAATGTCTTTGCCATAATTAAATCTCTCCATTCTCATCGATGTTTATCAATTCATCGATTGTCATATTTAATTTCTTACATAAACTGTTCAATGTATCTGTAAAATGTCGTTTTCTATTAAGTTCAATATCGCCGAGATAACTCTTAGATATTCCTATAGATTCAGCAAATTCACGTTGTGACATTCTTTTATGTTTTCTAATCCATCTGACTTTTGCACCAATATTCACATTTCCGTACTGCATAATCAAGCTCCTGTCCTAGCGTTAAATAGATCCGGATAACGCTCAATGTATTTCTTTGGAATAGGTGCGCCTGCTTCAATCATTCGAATAACAGTCTGTCTACCACTATCCACCGCTTTTCTCTTTCTTATCGGTGTGGTTGCCGCTTTTTTCAGCGACCACTTGAAAGTGAAATGACGATGCCAGAATATATTCTTATTGATGCCATTCTCAACTGCTATATCGCTCCACTTCTTGTATTCATCAGAAGTATTGTTAAACCTTTCTTTAGGACTTGTTATTGCTTCTTCAAATGTCATACCTCTTTTGACCACTCGTTCTCTATAAGCGTTGTAACTAACCTTTGAACGGTGTTTGTTATCTATCCAATATTGTCCCATCGGTGTCGCTTTCATAAGTATCTCCCCTTACTCATATTCAACTGTGTGTGGTATTGTCATACCTGCGTATGTTTCTTCTTTTGTTTCTTTCACGACTTTATAAATAATTGTTTTATCTGAACCATGATCTGTTAATTCGATACGAGCGACATCATCGATGCCGACCTCGTATACGAATAACTCACATTTAATCTTTTTTATTTTCATAAAATCTGAAAGATATCAATTTGTCCTAACTCTTCTTCTCTCATCAAGTTATGGATATTGATAAACTCCTGTAGTTCTTCGCGTGTAACTTCTTTTTGTACATGTTTCAAAATTCCTATTCCAATAAGTCTGTAACCATCACGTCCACTTAACGGAATTACTGTAACTGCCCATTCTTTCTTCTGGTCATAAAGTTTGAATCTCTTTAGTAAACTCATAAGTTCACTCCTTGGTCATATAATTCATGGTTTATATTGTGATTGAGTTGATTAACATTAAACTTGTTGCTGGTCTTATCAACTCTATCGATGCACATCTTTATTTTTATGCCATCTTTTTCTCTGGTCATGAGTGTGACATATCCCTTGATACCTTTGGTCGATAGGTACTCCTGGATTGCATATTCTTCTGAATAGAATCCTGCTTCTTTAAAGTGCTGATCAAAGTGCTTTGCAACATCTGAATTCAAGTAATAGACTTCTGATTTTGACATTTGAATCACTCCTTTAATACATTACATCAGAACGGTAACGAATCTTCACTGACATCAATCGGTCCAGTTGAATTAGCAAATGGATTTTCGTGTTGTTGCGAGTATCCGTTATTTGCGTTATTTTGCCCTCTGTTGACGTTTTGGTTAATTTGGTTATTGTTATTCGTCTGAGTATGATTCGCTTGTTGTACACTGTTATTTTGTTGATTTTGGCTATTCTTTGGTTCTAGGAACTGAACGCTATCACAAATCACTTCTGTAACGAATACACGCTGTCCTTCTTTGTTATCGTAGCTACGTGACTGCAATCTTCCGTCAACACCGACTAAACTGGCTTTACTTAAGAAGTTGTTAACATTTTCTGCTTGTTTTCTGAAAGTCACACAGTTAATAAAATCTGCCTGTTTTTCTCCCTGGTCGTTCGTAAACATGCGATTTACTGCTAATGTGAATGTTGCGACTGAAACACCTGATGTTGTTACTCGGAATTCAGGATCCTTAGTTAGTCTTCCGGTTAATACAACTCTATTTATCATTTTTGTAATACTCCTTTAAATATTCTGATTCGTAACCATGTTTCTCAATATCAAATACCGCTTCTAATTTACTAACGTGTATGTCGATGAATTTATAGTCGTAAGTTTCTAGAATTAAATCTGGATTTAAACTATTTAAAGCATCTGGTCCCCACTTCTCTTTAATCGCTTTATCAAGATTTTTCATATCCTCATACCAATTTTTATAAGTTTCTTCATTAGCCGGTTTTGTATCGTTTTCCCAAACCATATAAGCTCTTTCAATATCATTAAGTTCTACATCTCCATACTCATCATCATAACTTGGCCATTCGTGATAATTAGAACACATGTAACGTCCTTTCTGATTTTTACGCTCGAATACCATCACTTTAATTCGTCTCATTTCATTTCCTCCATCATTTCATTAATTTTTTTAATCATTGAATCTGCGAAATCAAGGAACTGTCCTCTGTTGACATCTTCCTCTGATGCTCTCGCGTTATGTCTAGCAATAACGACCTGTACTTTTAATTCCTTAGCTTTAGTCTTAAGCTGTCGCAGTTTCTGTTGGTCCATATTCCTCAATCCCCTTTCGCGTTTGTAACTCGTGGTCCTTTTGTGCTACCAGGACACGCAACTCTAATTCATTTGTTGCCCAGTCAATCATTCGTTGCGCATATCGTTCTGTACAGTTAAGGCGTCTCATGATTTGTTCTTTAGTCATGTTTGATCACCTCCGTAACATTTTCTAATGCAGAAAACATGCGGCCAGCTATTTTACTTAGCACAAGTTCTTTCATTTTCAACTCCTGCATTCTTTCGTTCGATACAACTACGAAGTTTTCATCATGAAGTAGCCTTGCGTATTCCTTAATTGCTTGTTCTTTCGATTGTTCTTTTTGTTGATCCTTAATTTGTTCTAACTGCTCAAAATCCCATTTATAACTTTGTTTTTCGCTTTTTCTATCAACTAGCTTGTCGATTGTTCTTTTAAGAATATCTTCAACATACTGTATCGTTCTGTATTCAGATTTTAAAAATGACGGTGTACCTAAACCAAACTTTTCATTCATTTCGATTTTCATAGGGGATAAATCAATAGCATGTGCGCAATCGAATCCAATGACACCATCATTCTCATAAGTGATCCCTCTATGAAAAACATTATCTATAATATCTCTTTCTTCCTCATTTTTAGGTGTGTAATGAAGATAGCCACATAGATGACCAAGATGCTCATATCTAACAATTTCATATCTGATACCTTTATACATTCGACTTTTAAAGTTACCTTCTTTTTTTACAAGTTCTTTCATTTCCTTGAGTTCCATTCGTTTCACTTCTCCTTTTGTATGTTTATTGCATTCTTCTGTCTGCACCATCTAGCGTTAAAAACGTTGCACCATTGCATATTCTTGAATAAGCACGTTTCAGCATAAAATCTGATGGCATTTCATTAATGATGTCTAAGTTCGTTGTATAGATTGTATTCAAGCCTTGGCGCTTGTTCGTAATCTCATACAACTTCTCACATGCCCAGTCCGTCTGCTTGTTTGCACCGACATCATCCAGGACTAATAAATCAACTTCACTAACTAATCGCATAATTTTTTCTTCTGTATCATCATTCTTTTTATTGAACGATGCTTTGATGAGTGATAAAAGCTCAACATTATCGATGAAAAGCACTGTATTACCTTTGTCTTTCAAATATCTAGCGATAGAAAACGCTAGGAATGACTTTCCTGTTCCTGTATCACCCTGTATAACGATTGTTTTAGGATTTTGTTTACTGAACTCTTTACAGAAGTTAGATGCTACTTTATAAGCGTTATATATCTCAGGACTTGCTTTTTCGAGATCAATATCATTATTTTTAAACGACGCCTTTTTCAGATCCGGATTAATCAACGACTGATTGAAGTAATAGTTAATCTTTCTTTGCTGCATTCGTTTCTTATCTGCTCTCACTAACTCTCTAAGGTGACAGTCACATTTGATAACTAGCTCACGTGTCCTATCATCATTTACTTTGTAAGTATTCTTTGTGCCGCACTTATCACATGTTTCCTCTTCGATTTCTGGGATACCTCGATTTGCTACTGCTTTCATAAGTTCACTATTCAGTAATGATTTCAACATCTTCACCGCCTAACATCTGTCTCATGTTTCTTTCGTTACGCTCTTTAAGTCTTGCAATTTCTTCAGGCGAACGTTTTGTCGTCTGCACATTAGGTTTAACTTGATTGTTATCCTTAGACTTTCTTCTGCGTTCATTAGCATCTATTTCAGCTACTGTTCTAAATCCTTTGTTATACCAATTCTTCAACGTTCCATTGACATAACTATAGTTTTTAACACCTGCTTCAATACCTACATCTAAAGCCTTGCTGACGATAGAGTCTCCTTCATCTCCGAAATCATCTATCCAAGCAAATAACTTCTGCATTGTAATTGGATCGAGGTAGCCATAACCACCATTTTCGAAGATATCGAATGACGAAGGACGAGTTGTTTCTCTCTTTGTCTTCTCTTTCTCTAAATCTATCTCTATCTCTTTCTCTATCTCTGTGTAACGGTCAGGTAACTCTGCAGTAACATTGTTACCATTCAATTGTTTTTGTTCTTTCTCTCTTGCTCGTTTCCTTCTCATCATAGCTGCTTTATCTGTCTCACTACCTATCATTGAAGCTATATTAGTAAGTTCGAATTCATCTTGATGTTCTGTATCAAAAGCGATTAAGCCTTTCTTTTGTAAGAACTGCATAGTTACCTGCACATTCTCAACTGATTCATCTATCTCTAAAGCGACTTCTTCAGAAAATTCATCTGTCAAACCGTCAAAGTAAATTTTTCCGTCATTTTTTAAGCTGAGCAATAATAACTTAAGATATATGATTGTGTACGTATCTCCCCCAGCAATCTTTCTCAGCAGTTTAATTTCTTTTTGATTGAAAAAGTCTTCTTTTAGTTTCAACCAAAAGTACCTTTTTGTCTTAGCCATAACTTACTCCTTTCTAAAACACATATACAGGTTTACCAGTAACCTTCTGTATCTCTTTCTTAAATAACTGTTCATCTGAATTTAAGTCTGATAAATGAATTAAGTATGTTTCTTGTAATTCCGATAGATCACATGACTCAAGAAAAGTTATCAGATTTTCCAAACTAAAATGACTTTTTTCTATACGTTTTTTCAGACTTCCATTTAATCTTCCGTTCATAACATTCATTTCGAGTATTTTCAGGCTATTGTTACATTCAATTAACAGATGTGTGATGCCTTGGAAGTAATACCTGACATAGTAAGTGTCAGTTGCGAAAAGTAACTTCTCACCGGTTAATTCTGATTGAATCAGATATCCCAAGGGACATTCGGTGTCATGCTCTGTTTCAAAAGGTAATATCGTGAATGTACCTATGTTAAACAGCGATAATGGTTGCAAACCTTTTAGTCTATGATGGTTATACGCATTATTTTGAGTTATCAATGCATCCTTCTCATCATTTGCTATGAAACAATCAATCCCTTTTGTGAGAAGCGATTTCAAACCTTTAATATGATCACCATGCCTATGACTGATGATGCAACCAGCAAGAGAACTTAATCTGAAACCACATGCTTTTTGAATAGTTTTAATCGTCAATCCACATTCTATTAATATTTCAGTAGCTCCATCAGACAACAAATAGCAGTTGCCTGATGTTCCACTACCGATACATTGAATGTTCATTAGAATAAGCTCTCTTCAAACAATGTGTCTTCAGCTTGAACAGGTGATTCTTGATTAATAACTACAGGTTCTGGCTCTTGTCTCGGTTTTTGTTGATTAAGATCAGGCGCTTGCTCCACAGGTGGGATATCGATTAGCGTTTGATTTGCTTTCTGTTTGATTTCTTCTTGAACATTTACTTGTGGTTCTGATGGTGCTTCTTCTTCTGTATACATTTGATTTAACTTTTCAGGGAACGCTTCACGTAACGCATTTACAATGGCAGTTTTACGAATCATATTGTTAGGCATCTTCTTCCACGTAGCCTGGCTTTTAGAGAACTCTTCCATCGAGATTTTAACTACTATAGGTCTCTCTCTGTCTTTACGATAAACTTTTGCCCAACCGCCTAGTAATACATCGTTTTTAAGACTTACAGCACCCTCAATTTCAACCATCTGTCCTTCGCGTTCAACAATGATACCTGCTTCTAAACCGTTGTATTCGTCATGAGATTCTGCACGTTTCATAAATGCTTCTTTAGAAGTCACAATTTGTGCAGGATGACCCTGGAACTTAATTAGATACGCTTCGTTCAGGAAAGGGTTTAATTTTTGATACTTACATAGATTCAAAAACATCACCAACTCTTGATCACTTACGTCTGCTCCACCTCTTACCAAGTACTGCTTAACCATTTCTCCACTTAGTTTTACCGCTTCACCATTCACTTCATACTCTACGGGTTTAGTTAATAATGCATTATTTGTCATTTTATTTCTCCTCCACTCTTAATGTTTTGTCTTTTTCACTTACATGTAGTTTTACTTGTTGAGATTCTGTTGCTAAAATATCTGTTACCGATTCTGCATTGTCGATCATGATAGGTGCGTAGAAATCATAATGTTTAGATAAAGTATTGATGATATCTAATCCTACATTGATTCTATGAGCAGTATTTAAACCAGCGTCAAATGGAACCCCTTTATATGTCGCTTCGCATACATCATTTACTCCTCCGTTAATCTGAATGTCGAACAGCTTAAATTCAGTTATTTCAAACATGTTGTTGATAGTTGTCTCCATAAGATTTACCTTAGCTTTAGTGAATTCTTCTGTCAGATATATTGCATGTTCTAACTCTTCAAACTCCATAGCTAATTGCGTTTGCGTTGCTTCTAACTCTTTGATTCTTTCAGTAGCTCTAAGATTTACGTCAATGTCATTAAGATTTGTATCAATACTTTTCAGCTGTTCTAAAAGTGGTCTTAACTTCTCATCTTCAACATTTATCACTCTTTCCATATTGCTATTTGTTAAAGTATTTCTTGCTGTTCTTTTAGACTCTAATTCGTTCCAGAGATTCTTATATGCTTTTGAAACCTGTACGTCAGACAATTCTGCTTTAGCTTTATTAACTTCTGCTTTAAGTTCAGTAAGTTTGTTTGTTTCTGCTTCCAGGCTCTCGGTAGTCTTACTTTCTTGTTCTTCCAACTTACTTTCTTGCTCTTTAATCTCAGCAGCTTTAACTTTTGTTCTTTGAATATCTTCTTTGATTTGTTCAAGCAAAGTAGATTTGTTGAAGTTAAATTGTTCCTGCATCTTTTTGATAGCTTCTTGTTGCATATGTTCTGGTATATCTTGACCACAACACTCACAAATCGTCTGAGTCTTAAATTCTTTAGTGTGGTTTGATTCATCTTTATACTTTTCGATTAACTGTCTATAGTCCTTTTCTAGGAATGACTTATCATCATCTAGACGTTCTTTAGCATTCTTTATATTAGATAATTCAGACTTCAAATCATTACATATTCTCTCTTGTTTATTTAATTCATATTCTTTATCTGATAAAGCGCGTTTAGAGTCTTTATCGTGATTGTCAACAAGGTACTTTAAATCAGTTTCAAGTTGTGTGATCTCTCCATTGATTTTGATAACATCATTACCTGATTTAATCTCTGATATTTCGTTTCTGACCGCTTCGATTTTCTTTTCTGTATCAGTCTTATCTTTTAGCAAGGTCTTTTTATCTAACTTTGCTATATCCGGCATATTATGATTAATCTCATCAATTCGATGCGGTATAGCTGTTAACTTTTCGTTTATAGCCTTTTTATCTCTACTGATTCTCAACTTGAACTCATCTAATGAGTTATCTCCCATTAATTCCTTTAGTTTCGATAAGTTACTATTCGAATTAATGACAGCATCATCTGTCACTTCTGCAACCAGGCTCATTAATATATCCTTACGTTCAGCAGGCTTTAAGCTGTTAAATGCAAGTGGATTTGTAACGAGCTTGAAAATGTATTCATCAGCTACAATTGTTTTGATATATTCATTGAACTCTTTTAACTTCTTAGGTGTCAGTGTTTGTTCGCTAGATCCTAATTCATAGAGCGTTTCATGCCCTGAAAAAGTTGCAGTAGGTTGTCCTCTTTTTTGAGTCCATTTCTCTCTATAGACTTTCTTAATATGATGTTCTTTACCATCAATCTCTAACACGCCGTAAACGGAATGATTCAAGTTATGAATCTCTTTCCCTTTGCTATCGAGTGTTTTAATTGCAAACTTTGTGTCACCTTTTGAATTTTTATTAAAAAGTAACCAGAAGAATGCATCAGCGATAGTTGTTTTACCAGTCTCATTATCACCAAAGACCGAGACATCTTTGCCATTAGTAATCAACTCAAAATATTTAGTGCCTTTGAAATTTTCTAAGACTAACCTGATTAATTTAATATTCATTATTTACTCCCCTTTACTTCTATAACTTCTGTAAAATAAGCAACTCCGCAGTCGTTTTCTAAATACCACTCAACATCGCAATGCGGTCCGTATTCTTTTATCAATCTGTAGTACCCATCAAGCGTGAAAAATGCTCTTCCAACTTTAACGAATTCTACCTGCCTACAGTAAGGTAACTTCATGCAGTTTCCTCGCTTTCACATTCAATTACAGGAATGATATCTCTGCGTTTCAAGAATTCGTAAAGGAATAAACGACCTTTCTGTGTCCATTTCGTATGCATTCTCACTGAAACATTGCCATCCTTATGCGTAATCTCAGTTGTTTCTGAATGCGTATAGCCTTTTGCGTGATGATTTGAGTAAAGTAGCCATTGTCCTGACTGCTTGTACTGAATTTTGAATCGTTGTAGCAGCTTATTCATCTCCTGAGCTGACATACCATAATCTTTTGCGATCTGACCGATAGTAACTAAGCTCTTACTTTTAAGAATCATGTCTACATAGTTCGCTTTCGGTTTTAACTCTCCAATCTGTTGTTTCTGCATCGTGTTCTCTAAATGTAATTTCTCGTTCTCTTCCACTTGTTCAACTAACTGCAATAATGCTTCTTTGTATGTTCCAGGCAATCTGTTTTGTAATGCTTTCTCCATTTCGTTAAATCTATTGATATATGCCATTTTGAAGTCGTTGTGACCTTGGATGTTGAACATGTATAAAATGAATCCGTCTTTAGTTAGTAAATATTCCGATTGAGTTCTGCCACGACTATCTTTGTAATCTGACTTAAAAATTAATGCGTCCACATTTGGACTCATTAAAATTTTGTCCAAATCTCTTTTAACATGTTGATGTTGTCTACCTAATTCCTCTGCAACTATCCTACTGCTAACTACTGGGCCTAGTTCTGAATTATTCTCGATCTTGATTAATGTGTTCATTTGCTTCATCCTTTCTGGTCTTTCATTAATAAATGTTTTGGAATAAAATAATTTCTCCTTTAGAACTGATGTTCCGTTATATTTTGTAAGCGATTACTGTATAATTTTGTTATAAAATTGAAAGGTGGTGTAAAGATTGGCGAAAGTTCAACGTTTCCCATATGAATATATTCTTGAAGTCAAAGGTCCTGGTCCTGGTTCTGATGAATTTATTATTGATACTCCTTGGTTAGATGAAGATGGTAATTGGCAAGATACAATCAAGGAAGATCTAATTTTCAATGACGAGTCTATGATTATCAAAGAACAATATTACGATAACGGCTTTAATGTCATGTTTATTCAAACAGCAGATAGAATTATCACTAAAACTAATTGGCCGTTAGATTACATTGAAAAAGAAGGCAAATACTTACCAAGAATTCAATAATTTTATTTCAAAACCGAATAACTCATTACTAAATGGCCTTTTGAGTCAAAAGTCTGTTGATGCGAACCATATTGATTTATTGTGTTTCTGATACATGCTTTATTAGCTTTTGTTTTCCTAGCTCTCTTAATCTCCTCCGCCAAGATGACGATTAAGAGGGCTATTTTTAATGTTTGTAATTTATTCATTTATCTCACCTCCTTTAAATCTTTGTAAGTCGAAAGTAAAAAGAATGATGAAAGTTGAATGATGATCGTTAATCCTAGTCTTGGTGCTGGTTGCATTTGAAACCCTAGCGCTAGGAATAACACCACTAAGCATGCGAAAAATGTACAAAGTAGATAAAGTGATGTATAAGATAACTTCGCTAAATACTTCATGTCACTTCCTCCTTCCGTTAATCCATTCGATTAAGTTTGCTGTGCTGTAACGTGACGAGATTCCTTCAATATGAACGAACTGAAAATCATCTCGTTTTCTTATTTCATTGAATACTGCAGCACTACAACCTATAAGATCCATAGCTTCTTCCCTCGAAACTGTTGGATGATATTTCTTTGTTAATTTCTCCTCAAGTTGTTCTGCAATTGTATCTGTTAAATTGTTAATAACTTCTGGTGCAAACATTTAATCACCTCTGATTTCAGTTTCAATCTCTTTAAATATCACTTTTATTTCTTTAAAGTGTGGTAAGATTTTCTCTAACTTTTTCATCGCATCTTTGTAACCTGCTTCATATCCTCTTTCATATTCATCTTTTTTAGGTGTTTTCAATTCAAGTTCATCGTAATTTCCATACGTATATCTTAAAATCGCATCTGATACTTCATCTGATGGAATCGCACCACCATTGATTAACCTAGAAATATAAGTAGCTGTAACACCTACTACGTTCGCAACTTTTTGAACTCCATGACCTTTTTCCATTCGTACTTTCTGCATTTCGCTAATAATTTGCTTTTTTTGTTCCTCAGAATATTTCATCTCTCTCACCTCTATTCTTTCTTTCGGCATCTGCTTACATGCTTAAGTCATCGCAATGATCTTTAGATGTATTATGACGTGGCTCATATCATCGCCTACTCTCGCTCTTTAAACATCTAAGCAGATGCCGAATTCGTTATTAAATTCTGCGTTCCATTTTGTAACGCTGATTTCTTGTTTTGGATAATTCTTGTGGATTCAATTGGTAATCTATAATAATTTTGTCGATTAGTGCCTGTGCTTCAAAAATTACATCTTGCGTTTCACTAGCGATACGTCTTACATTCTCAATGTCTTCTTGACTGCAATATTCAGGACGTTTATCAATACGATAGAGATTGAGAACATCAATTACTTCTCGTATTTCATTAAGCATCCTCTCTTTTATACATATACGATGATCATCAAATACAACTTCTGATGGTGCAGGTGTCGTGTATCCATTCGAGAATTCGTATGACATTTCTTTGATTAGAATTGGATCATCGCTTCTTTCGTAACTTGTCATTAATATTTCAGATGAGATATTACGACGTCCCTTCTCGATATTGCAGATATTTGGTTTAGTAGTAAGTAACATGTCTGCAACTTGTGATTGAGTTCTACGAGTTCTTTGTCTATGTCTCTGTATACTTGTTTTCATAATTGTTTTCTCCTTGAATATTTTTGGGTCTTTAATGTTTACGTGCTTTTGGTCTATACTTTAGTTACGGTGTTGGTCACACCGTACAATTACATTTGGTCGTGTAATTGATGGTTTATAAGGCTGACTGAGTTTGGTCGCTCAGTCGGTCATTTGTTTGATAACAATTGTTATCATTTGATATAAAAAAAATATCTTCAAAATTTACATCCATAGCATTGCAGATTTCTTTTGCAGTTTTTGCAGAAATACCTTTATTGTTAAATGCTTTATTAATAGTTACATAAGTTAAACCTGTCTTTTTAGACAAATCTTGTTGTGTTAATCCTTTAGATAACATAACAGCAAATAGTTCTTCTTTTGGTTTGATTTTCATCATTAGCACCTCCTTTGATAACTTTTGTAATCTTGCTGTTGTTATCAATATACAACTAAAAATTAACTATTGCAAGCATTATTGTATATTTTATTTATATTTTTTTATCAATAGTTTTATTAATGTTTTATAATGTAAGCAGGTGATAACAAATGGAAGCAAAAAAATTCGGACAATATCTAAAAAAATTAAGATTAGAACAAGGCTACACAATAAGACAAGTAGAAATGAAAACAGGTATATCTAATGCTTACCTATCTCAAATTGAAAACGGTAAAAGAAATATACCTACTGCACAAATTCTTAAAAAATTAGCGCCTGTATATCGTGTTGGAACGACAGAATTATTAACAGCTGCAGGATATTTAGAAAAAGACAGCGATGTTAGTTCAAAAAAACCAGAAACTCTCGTATTTAACCATCTAGAAGGTTTTTCTGATTTAAGCGAAGAAGAACAAAAAAGAATAGAACAATCATTGATAGAGCAAGCTGAATTTTTGATCGCAAAAGCGAAGAAAAATAAATAATTAAATATAAGGGGGATGGATCAAATGAAAAAAATATTATCAAGTGGATTAGCTATCAGTATTCTTTTAGCAGGATGCGGAGAAGAAAGCAGTCAAGAAAATAAAACAACAAGCAAACCTAAAGAAGAAAAATACATAAGTGATGAGAAAATTAAAAAAGAGTTTCAAAAAACAATCGATGTATATTCGAAAGAACTAATGAATATTAAACAATCATCAGAGTCGGGTAATGTACAAGGTATTCTAGCAACTTTTGAAACAAGTGGTAATAAAGTAGAATCTGCAGCTCAAGATTTCAAAAAGTTCTTGGATAATAACAAAGAACCTGTCAAATATGAAAAACCATCTGAAAGCATGGTTAAATTTGGTCAAGTATTAGGTAAGTTTATAAGTTCCACTTCTGAAGTCATCAAAAAGGTTAATGACGGGAAAATGTCCGAAGAAGAAGGAGATAAAAAATTCGAAGAGCTAAACAATGATATGGAAAATCAACTTAAAGATATAGATGATGTCGAATTAAAAGCTTTTATGGACAAAGAAGGAATAAAATATGATTCTCTAGAATTACTAGCAGAAGATGACAATGCTATGGAAGAAAGTACTGATGATAATGAAAATGATGAAGATACTTCTTCGTTAAATCCGTTAGATGATTTCAAATCAAAGAAAAAAACTAATGTTAATAAAGTAATCCAAGCTGGTCCTGCTGAATTAACTATCAACAATTTAGAATTAGGAGAAATTAAGGTTACACCAGATAATGAGTATAATTTTAGTAGTACTAAAGCTGGAGAAAATGCACAAATTGTAATTCTTGATGTCACATTAAAGAATACTGGCAATACACCTGCAGACTATTATGCAGATCAAGCAGAACTTATGACAAGTTCAGGTGAGCAAGTAGAACCAAGTTTTTTAACTGATTCAGATTTGGTTGTTGAAATGAAGGGTCCAGTTAAATCTACTGGTAAAATTGTATATGAACTTAAAGATACTAAAGTTGATGATCTTTCTTCTATTTCATATATAGCTAAGCCTTATTTCGATGATGAAACCGGAGAGAATTTATCAGAAGAACAAATTATTGAATTACATATAAAATAATACTTATATACTAGGAGAGAATAAAAGTGAAAAAATTATTAATTAGTGCATTATCTATAAGTATTCTACTTACAGCTTGTGGACAAGAAGAAAATAAAGAACAAACCAAAAACACAGAAAAATCTTCAGTATCAGAAAACAAACAATCTGATAAAGTAAAAAAGGAAAATGAAAAACAAAAAGAAATAAAGACAAATGAAGAAGCAACTTCAGAAACTCCGACTACTGAAAAACCAACTACCGAAAATCCGACTACTGAGAAACCGACTACTGAGAAACCGGATAAAGCTTCGATAGATAAAAGTAAAATAGGAACTGTTGCACGTTTCCCAGCAGAATTCACTAGACATATAGATGGTGACACGAGTGTATTAAACATAGATGGACAAGACAAAAAAGTTAGATACTTACTAATCGACACTCCTGAAACCAAACATCCAAGAACTGGCGTTCAACCTTTTGGTCCAGAAGCTTCTGCTAGAACTGAAGAATTATTGACTAATGCATCTAAAATTGAAGTAGAATACGATGTTGGAGAAAAAACTGATAAGTATAACAGAGATTTAGCTTACGTATATGCAGACGGACAAATGATTAATGAAATACTTGTTAGAGAAGGATTAGCAAGTGTTAACTATGTCTATCCTCCTAATACAAGATATTTAGATACTCTTAAAAATGCTGAAGCTCAGGCTAAAGCAGAAAAACTTGGTATCTGGTCTTTAGATAGTGCTTTTGAAAGCGATAATAACTCTAGTCAAAACTCAACTAATAACAATCAGCAGAACACTAAGCCTGCCGGAAACAACCAAACATCGAATTTTGTACAACAACAACCTTCTAACGCAGGAGAAAGCTTTGCAAATTGTACTGAATTAAGAAAAGTTTATCCAGGAGGAGTACCTTCTACCCATTCTGCTTACACCACTAAAATGGATAGAGATGGAGATGGATATGCCTGTGAAATAAATTAATTAACGCTAGCTGACCACTAGTACCCTATTGGTCGGCTATTTTTAGAACGATAAATAGAACATATGTTCTTATCTTTAATAAAAATCAAACATACATTCTAGACTTGGGGGAGATAACATGAGAATTGAAGAACTTGTGAATGATATTACAGCGTATATTATCGAGAGAGTTGAGGATCTTAGTATTGAAGCTCTCGCTCACATTTATAATCTTCATATTGCATATAATCACGAAATGAGCTGCTATATGAAGTTGGACGGATGTGATGTTATATTCATTAAATTCGGAACACCGCAAGATATGTGGTTCAGATTCGCTCACGAACTTGGCCATTATTTTATGCATGTAGGAGTTTCGAAACAAATGCATCCATCGTATAACTACTTGCAGGAAACGGAAGCTGATAAATTCGCCCTACTCTTTATGATGCCTGAACGATTAATCGTTGAATATAACTTATTTACAGTTGAAGCAATCATGGATTATTTTAAAGTATCACAGGAACATGCGACAAAACGTGTAGAGTTATTAATCAACAGATCTAAGACACATAAATTAATTGGTTTAGAAAGGATGTAGACAATGCATATCCAACAACTAGAAGACGGTAAGTATAAGGTTACCTTAGAAGCTCCACGCGACCCCGTAACAGGAAAAAGACAACAGATAACAAGACGTCATAAAAGTAAACGTGAAGCCATCAAAAGAGCTGAAGCAGAATATGATAAACGGATGGCGATGCTCGGGCAATATGGTGCATTAAATAATGGCAGTCCTTCATTTAGACAGGTCGCCGAAAAATTCATGGAAGAATATAAGAAGAAAGAGAAAATAAGTACATATACATCAAGAAAACAAAACCTGGTTAAACTCTATGATTTTTTCGATTATATCGAAATAAAGAAGATAAATCATAAGATGTGTCAGAATGTCATCGATGAGATGATGTTAGGAGAGAAAAGGATATACTCTAAAGCGTACACACAGAGTGTTAAAGGAACGTTAAATCTTATCATGGATTATGCGGTGAAGAATGGAATAATCAGCGTAAACCCTGCTCTAAACTGCAAATACCCTAAACCACTTGTAACTGTGGAAGAATTGGAAAGTACAGAGTTCTTTGAAGAGTCAATCTCTAAAGAAGACACACGTGCTATATTTGAGGAATTTAAGTCAGATCGATATAAATATAAGGATTCCTACGAATTCTTTCTGACAATGTATTATACAGGTATGCGACCAGGTGAAGTCATGGCTTTGAAGATAAAGGACATAGATTTTGAAAAGAATGAAATACGTGTGACAAAGACACTTTTCAATCCTGATGATAAAAAGCGTGGTCACAAACTGATACCACCTAAAAATAACAATAGTCGCATTGTTTCATTTTCTGATACGCTTGCTGTAGAATTAAAGAGTATAATAACAAAACGTAAACAGACTAAAGAAGTTTTCGGTGAACAGTATATTGATGAAGACTTTTTATTCTGTGACCATTTCGGCGATCCATACAAATCAGGATTAGTGTATAAACGATTCAGAGTTGCTTGTAATGCTGTAGGAATTGAAGATAAGAAGTTTCGTCCTCACACATTTAGACATACCCATACTACTAATTTAATTGAAGCCGGAGTATCTCCAAAAGATATTCAGGAGCGATTAGGTCATAAAAGTATTAATACGACATTAGGTATATATGCACATGTCACTAAAAAGTCGCGTGCCCAGGTCGTTAAAAAATTTGATGACCACATGGAAAAAGCGTTAAAACTAGATAAAGAAGAAATAGAAAAATGA